TGCTCCTTTACCTCCTGGGCTAAACACCACTTTCGTTCTTCCTGATATGCCTACTGATGGATCCGGCCAAAATAAAGGTTTAGGACCCGCCACTGACGATCCTTCTCTAATTCAGGTTTATGTAGGAACTCCTTCTGTTCCTAATGATGAAGAATCGGCTCTAGCTAGCGCCCTAGCAAGTGGCCCTGTGACTGTGATTCAACTATCCGGAGCTACCCAGACCTTCAAACTTCTCATTCCACCTACTGCTGGACAAATGGTATTTGCTACTTATACTCGCAACACTATTCAGGAAGCCACTTATACTTTAACTGTTGACACTCCAGGTATCACTGGTGTTGGAACTTATAGTATTACTGACCAGTATAACAATGAGCTTCCTACATTTGCCTTTGATGACTCTGCTGCGGTCTTAAATGTCTCTGGAACACAAGTTTCAGACGGAAATTTCTATGTTTCTGGTATTATTTGGCCCTATCAGTCTAATGATGGTGGGGAATATTCTGATATGAAGGGTGTTCCCGGTGTAACAGCCCCTGGAGAACTCTTAATTAACTTTATTGCAGATCTAACCCCTGCCCATGTTGTGTCTTCTGGCGCACCCGCAACTGCTACAGTTGAAGGATTAGTCTTCACAGCTACTACACCTAGTAATGTCGCTAACAACATCACCATTAGTTTTGTTGCTGGGGTTGATGTTATTGACGCTGATGCCGTTACTGTTAATGGAAGTGCTATCACGGTAAACATTTCCGGACCTTCTTCAACTAGAACTAAAACAGGTATCTCAGGTCTTTTCACTTCTGGGATTAGCGTGACCATTGGACCCTATACTACGTCCATTACTTGTTCTTCTACCTCCGATTCTACTGTCGCTACTCCTGCTCCAGCGGTCAATTTTGCCGGGGGCAGCACTGGAGTAACTATCCCTGTTTCTCAAACATACACAGTAAATTATCTATCTTCTCCATTAGCTCCCCCCCAATATCTTGGGACTGGTTATTTGAATCAGACTTTCTCTTCCCCTGCTTTCGGATTAACTTTTACTCTCATTAATCCCGCTGATGCAATCACCATGGGCTTCGTGGACGCTCCTACTCCTGTTTACTACTATGCCGTTAATGACCAGATTGGTTTCATTATTTCAGCCTCAAGTTTCACTACCTCTGCTGAACCTCAAATTGCTATTCTTGGTCTTTGGACAACCGTTACAACCACTTATGGTATGAATCCTGGTGATACAGCTACCATCAGCACCCATAATAGAGCAGGAACAGAGCCTAATGTTGGAGACTACTACTATGTCTCTTACACTACTCAGAAAACCGCTGCGGATATGGCCCTTCAACTATTTACTAATCCTCAAGACGCTTACACCGCTTATGGCGATCCTACTCCTTTAAATAGACTTTCCTTAGCTGCAAGTTTATTTACTCAAAATGGAGGTCAGGTCTTCGGATGTATCCAAGTTCCTAAATTAGCTGGCTCCAATTTTGCCTCGTCTAATACTTACATTTCAGCTATCGCTTCATTAGCTTCCCCAATCCCAGGAACTAATAAGAAAGCTGATATGATTCAAGTTTTAACCACTAATCCAACAGTTATTCAGTATCTTAATCGTTTCTTAATTACTCAAGCAGCCCCCCGTAATAGTGGAGAAGCTGTTTCGGTTTACGGTTACGGTTTCAACGATACCCCGGATACCATGAGATCCTTGGCTACCAGCCTTGTTTCTGACAGAATGATTGGTATTGCAGTTCCAGGTGCTATTTTGACTGTTACTACAAATGGTGCTGCGGTTCAATACGCTGTTGACGGTTCATTCCTTGCCGCTGCAATGGCTGGAATGATGCTTAACCCTGCTATTGATGTTGCTACTACTCTAACTAAACAATCTATGATTGGTTTTAATAGCCTCATTACTCGCTACCCAGATCCTACTCAAGATTTGATGGCTGCTGCTGGTCTAACCTGCCTTTACGAAACCAGCGGTGCCCTCGTAGTTCGCCACTGGGTTACTACCGATAATACTTCAGTTCTCAAGCGTGAACCTACTTCTCGTTTGATCGTGGATGAGACTAGACAATTAGTTCGTGCCCAGCTTCAACAATTCATTGGTCGCAAACTTGTTCAATCTGCTCTAAACGCTGTGACTATCGTAGTGACCGCTACTCTGAATAGTTTAGTTGAGAACCAGATTCTTAACGCCTTTGCTGGATTATCTGTAACTCCAGATGCAAGCGATCCTACATTGCTTCATGTTGCTTTCTCAATTCAGCCAATATTCTCAATTCTATATATTGATGTTGAGATCACGGTTACGACTCAATTATAAGGAATAAGACTAGAGCGGGGAGTTACAAAATAACTCCCCGCCTTTACTTGAGGTAAAATATGCTGATTCACCCCTTAGTTCAACAACTAAATTCAATCGTTAGTGTCACTATGCAAGCTTCTTACACAGGAGATTCCACTGATGCCACTGATAAACAACGCATAGCAGCTTATGGAGATCCAAAAGTTAATCTTGGTGGTAATTATGTTGATCCGGCGTTAACATCTTTTACTTTTAATATGATGGCTAGTGAATATTGGAAGGGTATTACTTCTGAAATGGGTTTATGCACCGCTAGATTCATGACCCAACTCCCATCCCCTCAACATGGTCAACCAATACCTAAGCAGGGACCTCTAGATTGCATCACTTCTGATCCCGTCCATGCCGCTACAGTATGGGCTGCTGCGGTTCAGGCTGACTGTGGAACTACTATGGCTGCACTTAGAGCAGTAATTCCTCCTCAGCTTTCTACGCTACCTGATAGCCATGTTTAAAAGGCTCCAATAATGAGATCTAAGGCATTCAACAGACGAGCAATGCAGATGAGTGAGTGTAAGGATTGCAACACTCCAGGTAAGATTTGTGAATTGCATAATCCTCATATTGAAAACTTGGATATATCGACAAAAGGATCACCCGCTAAATTGGCTAATCCTAATGATGGAGAATCCGCTCCTTTTAAGGGTAAAGATACTGATTTACAAGTTGATACCATGGGATTTGATTTACAAGCAGCCGGTGAAACTCCCGGTGCTAAGATTCTTCAATATGTCAAAAATAAGAAAATTCAATTGCAACAATTATTGGCTGTGCGTGGTGAAAATGCTTTGCTTGGTAAAATCACTACGGATTTGAAAGAAACTGTTCCTGGTGCTGCTCAAATTAACACTTCTACACTTGCTGGTATCATTGTTAAATACTTAATTCAGTCCGAAGCTACCGCCCATCACCATAAAGCTCCCACCCCATTCAATGATAGTCAATTTTTACAAGAAATAGAGCCAGTTTTAGAAAGGAAACAAGCGAGTATGAAACCAGAAATTTATTGTCCTAACTGTGGGGAAGAAGCGACTTCAACTAAACCCGGATTTGTTTCCTGCTTAGAATGTAATTATAAAGGTCCCGATGAGATTGGTGGTGGAAAAGTGGCCCCCAGAATGAAAAATGTCAAGGCTTCAGATCTAAATGCTATGAAATTAGCAGAATTTGAAAAAGAAGCTGGTATTCTCAAAAATGTTTTGGTCAGTATGGGTATCGGAGCCTCCCTTCTTAGTGGCCTTGGTGGTTTAGCCACTATGGATGCTCACCAACAAAAAGCATACGCATCTCAAATTGAAGAAGCAGCTAAAACTAAAGCAGAAGAAAGAAATTCTCAAATAAAAAGTTACCTTAGTCATGTTGAGCGTACTCCAGAAGGAGTAGAAAAAGCCAAACAAGCACTAAATAAGGAACTATCTCGTATTAACGAACGAATTAATACGCTTAAATCTGCCCCTGTTAATGGTAATAAAGATTATTTCGGATATGCACTTAATAGTGCGTTGCTGTCTACTTGCAATGAACAGAAAGATTTAGTTACGGAGGAATTAATGCGTTTAGGTGATATTGATACGAACAATGTATCTGATAAGGTTTCAGCCCTCAATCTAGCCAAGGCTGAAATTAAAACAGCCCTTCAATTTACTGATGGAGGAAAGGAATTTGATAAACGTTTGAAAGAATATTTTTCTCAAGAAGAAAAAGAAACTGGAAAAACTCGCGCCGAGATAGCTGCTGAAACTAAAAAGCAGATAGAAGACTACCTTGCCACAAGAGATAAAGAGGACCCTAAGCAAGCTTCTTTGAAATTTGCCGCTGCTGGTGGTGCTAATGAAGAAGAGGAAGAGGAGCCAGAAGAGGAAGAATCCACTCTAAATTCTTCAGTTGTCTCTCTCCTTGAATCCTGTAAAACCGAATGGACAAATCTTGGCGAACCCGTTAATCCTGGAACATGGCCTAAGGAGATTGAACGTGCTGTTTTAGCCCTTAATGATTCAGTAATTAAAGCTATTGAATCTATTCAAGGCAAACTTGTTGAGGGTGAATATTATATCAAGAATGTAGATGAAGGTGTAGATGCTGCGGGTGGTGGTAGTGATGTTCCAGGTATGAGCGATTTGAATATTGCTCCTTCTGAGCCTGAAACTGAAGAGAAGCCTATTCCAGAACTTCAAACTCGTAATAATGAAAAAATGAGTAACCGTAAAGAAGCAGCTATTGAAGTAACTTCCACTGAAACCAAAAAGGCTCTTAAATTTGTTGAAGGTCTTCAAGATAGAGTTGCCGATATTTTCTTTGAATATAAGAAAACCGTAGAAACTGCTAACAATTCTGCTCTAGTTAAGTCGGGTGGAGAGGACATGGTTCGTCTAAAGAGTAAACTTTCCGAAATTGAAAAGGTTCTTGACAAACAATTTACAGTTCTAGAAACTGCGGAAGAAGCTATTGACGATAAAAAGAAGACTTCTGCTAAAAAGGAACTCCCAGATTTTATTAAAGAGAAGCAGGAAGAAGCTAAAGACAAAAAAGAAGAACCTAAAAAAGAAGAAAAAAAGTCGGGTTTATCTTGTAAGGCTTGCGGTGAACCCATTAAAATTGTAGGTGAATGCAAAAATTGTGATTCTAAAAAAGAGAAAACATCTTCTCTTTTCATGGGGTTAAGTTTAGTCGGAATAGAATAAGTAAAATCTAGAAATAGTATTTGTAATTATAAGACAGAGGAGTTTTTAAATATGGCTACCACAGATTACCTTTACCGTCAAGGGACTTCGGCTCAAACTAAGACAGTTATTAGCTCTAGGTTCAAGATTTTCACCCCTATCGTCCAGGTGGGGAAGTTTGTTAAAATGGGTGTCACCTCTAATTTCAGTATTAATGAAACTAGAAATGTGGATGCCGTGCGTGGACTTGGGTATGGCGACCAGATTGCCGAACTAGTCCCCGGCGTGACCCAGCCGATGACCTTGGCTGTGACTCGCCACGCTCTCTATCTTGCTAATATTATGCAGATGTTTGGTTATAAGGCTGGTGTTGCCGGTCTGGTCCGTTCTCTCAAGCATCACAAGTGGCCCTTTGATATTAAAACCGAGATTGTATTCTCCGAAGTCGCCTCCGAAGACCCCAATGTAGCCGATGGTAACCCTGCTGGAGCCATGAAAGCTGACGTTCCCAATGAAGGTGGCCTTAATAACTATGGTAATCCTGGAATTTATGCTGTCATCACTGTTTATGAAGGCTGCTGGATGAATAGTTACAGTTCAGCCTTCCAAGTTGAACAAGCTGCTGTGACTGAAGATTGTTCTATCACTGTTTCTGATATTTATGATGCTTCTGGCTCAGTCTACGGTGACTTTATTGACTCCGGTAACAATAAGTCTGATGCTACTGGTAGATCTCTCAGATTCTCTAGTAACCCAGCATTCTAATATAAATAAATCTTCGACTTTTAGGCCCCTTATTAGAGGGGCCTAAGTTTTATGAAGATAAAAGTCCAAACTAATTTATTAAAGCAAGCTGACACTCTCAATCATCAAATTGAAGATAGAGATATGTCTAGCGAGAGAGAGGATAGAACTCGCTACAACTATACTAATCCTCTCACCAATAAAAGAAATCAAGAAGATCAAATTCACCAAGCTCCTGATCCGGTTAAACCACATCCTAAAAAAGAACCGCTCTCTAAGAAAGACCAAAAATGGATGGGAGAAATGGGTGTTGGTATCGCATCTTCCTTATTAAAATCCTCAGAATTACATGCCACTATGACCGAACCTGAGTGTAAACCACCCAGAGATAAGAAATTAAAAACAGATGAGAAACCGGATGATGAAAGTTTGTCTGATTTAACTCCTCAAGAGAGATTAAGTAAGACCACTAAAACCAGAATGGCGGCTATTAAAACAGCCATACCTTTTAATTCTACTTTTGATATATTTGATCAGCATATGATAGTTAATATTCCAAAAGTAGCAAAACGATTAGATTTAACCCCTCAAAAAATTAACCAAATGGAAAACCAAATTTCAAAAGCATTAAATGTAAGGGCAAAATACTCTCACATCACTGTTACTCCAGCGTTTGAAGGTGTTTCTCTTGAATTTTTACTTGTGTGACCCTAATGCCATTTCATAAATCTGCTACTGCTACCCTTCAAGAACCACTCATCTCATTATCTCAATGGGAAAAGCTTCATCCATCTTCTTTTGGACACAAAACCGCTTCTTTTAGTAAGATCGCTGGGGATACTTCTCGTTTTATGCTCTCCCATTGCACTATTATGGCCTCTGTGATGACTGAAGAAGGATCCCAAGACTGGTTAATTAAGCCAGAATGTAGCCAATTTTGTAACCAAAATCACGATGCTTGGGAAAATTCCATTTTAAAAGACTCATATCGATCTTTTGTTGGTGCTTTTAACTTTTTAGAACATAATCAGAATACTAAGCAAGCTAAGGGACACATTATTGATGCAGTTCTTAGAAAAGTTCATCTTACCGCCGATGTTTGGGTCTATTTTGTTGATATTTTAGTCGCCACTGATTTAGCTCATAAAGATTTAGTCAAAAAGATTCGCAGTGGTGAAATTAAATATATGTCCATGGGTTGTGTGACTGATTTGGTCATCTGCTCTTATTGTGGGCAAAAAGTAAGAGAAGATGGTCAATATTGTAGTCATCTAAAATATAGTAAGGGTCAATTTTTACCCGATGATGACGGTGTAGCTCGTATTGTCTCTGAATTATGCGGTAGCAAAGAGCTTCCTAACGGTGGCGTTAAGTTCGTTGAAGCTTCATGGGTTGAAATCCCTGCATTTCCCGGTGCATCTTTGAGAGAGATTATTTCAAATGATTGGGAAGGGCCAAAAACTAAATTCACCAAAGATGCAAGTGATTTAAAATTAGCTAAAGCCGCATCAACACTCATTTTACCTGGACCATCTGCTTTAATGGCAGAAATTAATAATAAACTTAAATGGTAAAAACAGTAAAACTACAAAAATTCTGACTTTCTATATCTTAAAGGAAGTTCAGCCATTTCCCAAAACTAGGAGCTACTTAACATGAACAATAACAGTAAACCATCTCTCAGAGAACGTATCGCCGCTCTAAAGGCAGAAAAGTCAAAGAAGACTTCTTCTCGCTCTACTCAAGAAGCTAAAACTCGCGTTGCCGCTTCTTGGACTATTGCCAAGACTCTTCTCCCGACTGCTCCTAATGATGTTCAGTTTAAACTGGCTTCCTCCCTCCTTGGGAATACCACTCAAGCTCTAACAGCTATGCTACGTCAGACCGCTGTTAATGCTCATTATACTAAGCTAGCTGAGAAATTTGAGCAGATGCACAAAGTTGAACTTAATGAATTCATCGAAGATCCCTCTTTCTTAGAAAAGATGAAGGGGGAAGTCGAGAAAGAATTAAAGGGTGAACCTAAGAATGCCAAGCGTAAGAATGCCGGTGAAGGTAACGAGGAAGCCCTTGCTCCAGTAGAAGATAACGAAGAAATGAACAAAGCTCCAGAGGAAGAAGAGAATTTAGCTCCTGAAGGGGAAGAAGAAGTCGCTCCTGAAGGTGACGACCTTGGTATGGGAGATGACATGGGAGAAGCTGCCGGATCTCCTGCTGATGAAAAGAAAGAGGTTATTCAAGAGCAGATTCAAGCCGTTAAAGACGATGTGGATGCTCTTGAAGCTGAAATCTTGGAAGGTGAAGAGCTAGATTTCTCCGAAGTTTTCAACGAAAGCAATATGGACGATAAGGTTGATAATTTAGCTAATGAAGATGAGAATGAAGAAGGCGAAGAAGGAGAGGAAGATGACTATTTCTCCCCATCGGATGCTCAAGGGATGGAAGCTGGTATGGACGGAACTCCTGAAGTGACTGATTCCTCCTATTTCTCCCACGGTGCCGCAACTGCCTCCATGGATGCTCTTTTTGATGATACTAGAACCGCCGCAAAGGATAAAGTCTATGACCAGGGCGATATTTCTGACACTCTAATGGGTGGAGATGTAGCTGATGCTGAAGAAGATCATGCTGATGATATTCTTTATGACACTCTTAAGGGACTCAAGATTCTTCCTTTCAATGAAGGTGGTTACAAGCGCGATTCAGAGCCTAAATTTGAAGAGCCTAAGAAGACCGCCAAGGCTGCTTCTCAGGCTGGTAGAACTCCTGCTCCTGAGAGTAAGAAGCGCCCCATTCGCTCACTTGGTAATGTAAAGACCTCATCTGCTGAGAGAAGCAAGGAACAGTCCATGTTGGCTTCCTTAGTTTTCCCTGATGACGAAGGTTTTTAATAGTTGATATTTAAACAGTAAGAAATGGCGTTAGAACTAAGCCCCAGGAATAAAATCCTGGGGCTTTTGATTTACAATATACTACCATAAATCTTTAAAAATCAAGTATAATAATATAAGAGGTGTTAAATGGCTAGACCTTTAGGTGAATTTCCATTTGAATTTGACAGCAGAGCGGGTATTTACGGCCTTTTTTGTAAATAAAGATGACGTTAGATTGGCATCTGGTGAGCTTAAACTAGGTAGACCAAAAAATAAAAAATATAAGTAATCATTTTTTCAACTTTACACTCCTTACTATAGAAGAGGTAATTCACTCATACTTCTGTGATCTCGTCAACGTGACTGATCCGTGAGTTGAGCTACCAAAAAACTAAATGTAAGGAGGAATATAAATTGTTCCTAGAATTACAATATTACGGACAGAATGACGGAACTACCGTCCCTGCCATCACTATGACTGGTGACCCCGGTGTAGATAATGCGGCTTTAACTTCCGCTGGTTATCTTTCTGGTCGCATCATGTCAGTCTCTAACTTCTCCACAGCTACTGCTGCTACGGGACTCGTTGTTGTCCCTTGTGACGGGTCACTACCCCTTCACTCAGCCTCTGTGCCTAGCTCCCACCTAGCTCCTACTGCTGCCGTTCCTTATGGCACTCTGCTTCTAGGTGCTGGTCAGTTCTCAAGCTCCATTACTCCCTCCGGTTCCGGCAGAACCCCTGTGGTCCGTGCTTTCGCCAAGTTCAACGTCCCTTCCGGTGCCTTCGTTGCTACTGATACTTTCGTAGTTGGTCAGTATCTTTACTGCGCTGGTGGTGCTAACGCTGGTCAGTATACCATTACTCCTGGTACCGCTGCAACCGCTGGTGCCATCCCCGTTGGTATTTGCACTCACGTTCCTACCCAGGCCAATGAGCCTTGGGTTGGCGTTGCTTCGTTGTTATAAGATAGAGGAGATAAACACATGGCTAATCTATCCCGCACCCAAGCTCAGACCGCTCAGTTAGGTCAGATCCTTAAGACCGCTGCTGGTCGCCAGAAACTAGCTACTGCTCTAGGCCCCAGCCTTCGCCGTAGACGCGATTACATGAGTATCGCTCGTAAAGCACTCATGGTCGAAACCCTTCCCGATGGCGCTCTACCCATCTACGACAAGGAATTTGACGAAACCGGACGCTCCTTCGTGGAAGCCTTCGTAGTTGGTGAACAGGGCGGCGATATCGTGAAGTTGGTTAATCCTCTTCGTGTTACCGTTCCTACCTTTGAAATCACCGCTAACCCAATGATTCCTATCACTCAGATCAAGGAACGCAGATTCGATATCGTTTCTCGCGCCCTCAATCTAGCCAAGGCTGAAATTGGAGCCACTGAAGATGCTTACATCTTCTCCCTCTTTGACAATATTGCCACCGCTGCCACTGGTAAATCCCCCGATGATCCTGTCTATAACGTTACTCTCGCTGGAGCCTCTGGTGCTGGTGTTGATGTTAACGATCTAGCTGATTGTTTCGGTCAGGTTCAGCGTCACGATCTAAGTGTTGCCTACCTTTTCATGAATCCTCGTAACTATACAGATATCCTTAAGTGGACTGATACTACCGTTGATCGTGAAACTCAGCGCCACTTACTCAAGACTGGTATCATGGGTTACCTTTGGGGAGCCACCATTCTCCAATCCAGAAAGGTTACTTACGGAAATGTCTACATTCTAGCTGACGCCGAGTTCCTTGGTGTTATTCCTGAACGTGTGCCTCTTACCGTTCTCTCTGCTGACCGCCCCGACCTTCGCCAGATTGGATTCTCAATCTTTGAAATCGCCGGATTCTTGGTCTTCAACCCCTCTGGTGTTCAGGTCTTCAACCCCTCCGTTGCCTAACTACCAACTTATCATAACTGAATAAAAAATTGGCCCCTTAAAATGGGGCCAATTTTTTATTTTAGATAACTAGTTTTCTTTCCTGACTTTGAGTAATATACTGTATGGGGGTTCTATGCATCAACAAAGAGAGTATGTAGCTAATACTTCTGTAAATTTTTCCGATTTTCGCTTTTTTGTGAAACCAGGGGATTTGTGTCGCCATCTTGAAGATACAGGAGATTTCATTATTTTTCGTAATGGAGCTTTATTAGCTAAATTGAGAATATCTACTATGGCTTTGAGAAATATGATGACTCCAGAGACAAAATTTTTTACTGAGATTAAATCCATCTCTGTCTCAGATCTTCCTAAATTAACTGAACCAGAGTCAGGCCCCCACATTGTTGTTATTGAAGAAGAGGCGGAAAAAGAGGAAGTTATTGTTATTAATGATTCAATTCCCCCTATTAAAGACGAAATAGTTAGCATCACCAATGACACTCCCCTTCTTGATGAACAGCTTGAAGAAGAAGTGGACGAAGAATCCACAGATGAAGCCGGAACTGTCACTATCGTTAAGAAGAAACGTAAAAAGTAACTTTTCCTTACATTAATGAGGCGAAGTTCATGGCTGATCGTATTTGGGTATCAATTCCACTATCAAAATTATCAAAATTGCATTATAAGATTGCCATTTCTATTAAGGATCTGGTTAGTCAGAGCAATGAATTTAGCAAAAAATACGTGGGAGGTTGCGTCCCTTCTCTTATTAAATCAAACCCTAAAAAATTGTTCATGCAGTACAAAGTCGTATGCTCCAAAGCTGATTCTGATCCCCAAGGGCATGAAGTTCGTATTCAATTTGATTTATCAAAAGTGACTACTACATCCAATTTGAACAATTTAGATGTCAGATGTTCCTGTTCCTGCCCTGCTTATCTCTATTGGGGGGCACAATGGAATAGCCATCAGGTTGATGCATTAGAAGGCCCCCCAAGACCTCTCTTACAAGCCCCTACAGAGCAATTAGACAAACGCAATGGGTATATGGTCTGCAAACATATTCATGTCGTAGCGAAGCGTATAGCCCCTTCTGTGATGAATATTCTAAACAGAATGAAAGAAAAACTTATTCTTGAAAAGATTCATCAAGACCAAAAAGATGAAGCTGAGAGAAAAATGCAGGAAGTTAAGAAAGTGGAGAAAACGATTGCTCCAGCCAAACCCGAACTTAAAAAGAAACCTTCCGTTGAGCATAAGGATTTGGGTATGTCTAATGCCCCTAGTCGCTCTCGTCCAGGAGTGCTGAAATAATGATTTCCAATCTAATGGTTTTAGACAGCAGCCTAAATAATAGCCGAGATTTGACTTGGAATGATGATCCTGACCCTAAAGTCATTGGATACAATGTCTATCGTGCTTTTGATGCTCCTGTAAATTGGAAACTTTTGAATCCGTCTTTTCCTACTCCGGGTCATTTCTATAGAGATGAAACAACTTTAACCCCTATGAAATACACGCTTCAGGATAAAGATTGGATTAGCCTTGGATCTAATGGACAATGGATTTTCAAACTCCCAGAAGCGCCCATTTGGTCCTCCATTTTAAAGGGTAGAAGTATAGTTTCTAATCATCCAGATGATATAACTCTGACTATAAACGGGGAGTATTTAAGGGTTGGAAAAGTTGATGGTCAAGATGGCTTAGTAACCCTAACAAATTTTAATACTTTATACACCGATGCTAAAACTTGGACTGAACCTTCAAATCCTTTTGTTAATAGTCCTAATGTACCTTTGTCAGAACTTGGTATTGAAGCAGTAGTCATTTATAAAAGATTGACAAACTATGTTGATATTTCTATTACTGGAATTAGAACTTATTACAGTGTTGTTCCAGTTTTTGAAGGTGGAAAAATAGCACATAATCCTGGTATCCCAGAATCACTATCAAATTCTCAAGAAGTTGATTCCCTGGATTTTATGTACGCTGAAATGGTTAGACGTAATGCTTGGATATTTGAGCAAGTAGGGGAACCTGCATTGCTTATGATTAGGAAAACTAAAGGTATCCCTTGCGCTTGCACAGTAGCTAACGGAGAACCTAGAACCGGCTGTAATGCTTGTTACGAAACTGGTATTATCGGAGGCTATTATGGACCTTTTGATTTGTTATTTATTGATCCAGATACCGCTGCCGTTAGAACTTTAGATGAGGGTGGCGCAAAAGTGGAACGTTCTGCTAGATCATATTTGGGAAGAAATCCAATAATTTCCTCTGGAGATTTAATTGTGAGAAGGAACGGTGATCGGATGGTCATTCATAATGTTGTTTACAAAAGTCCCAGAGGTGTTTTACTTCAGCAAGATTTTGATTCAGAATTACTACAGAGAAAAGATACTCGCTATAGAATTCCATTAAGTCAAAATACTCCTCAGTTTCCCCCTGTGCTTTATGATCCTCGTTTTGAACCGGCGAATCCTCATGAAGAGCCGGTTACTAATCCTCTCGCTGATCCTACTAAAGTTTGGGAGAATCCTATTGTTCCAAAAGGCCGCACTATTACGTTTGGAAACATCCAGTCTTAAGGTATATTATGAAGCAAGCTTATGTTAGTGAAAAATTTGGTATAGTTACATTATCCATTATTCGTGATAATCGACCTTCTATGCAAATTTCTATCGATATGGGTTTTACGCCAGTTTTTGCGATAAATCTGCCTTTTCCAGAAGATGAAATTCACAATTCAGATATTATATTCAATCAGGGTATTGGAATTCTCCTAGAACAAATTCATTTATTTTTGAATGATAGAGGTTTTCCAGAAGATGATATTACTGCAATAATAAGCACCATTATAGGATCTATGGATGAATATAGAGAAGAAGAGGGTTCTGAGAAAGCTGTAGCAGAAAGAGCTTCGGATATAGATGAAGGGGGCCAAGTTCAATTTCATGAAATTTATTTCCCCTTGGCGTCCTCTTTTACGAAACAGGTTCAAGACCATATTATTAGTAATAAAACGGCTTCCGAGTATATTAATCGCGCTGTTGAATTTGAGAAAAGGCTTAAAGAAAGAGATCAAAATCAAAGAGCTAAAGAAGATGCAGCGGAAATTATCAATCGTTACAAGGGAACTATCAAAAAAACCGTCCCAGGTCCCCTCTATGTCACTCTTTATGATCGTTTTGGGAAACCTTCTGGGGTTGCTAGAGTGACTAATCAAGGAGTAACCAAATGGGCCGATGAAAAGAAATCTGCTATGAAGAAAATATCCTATGTTGTACATATGCCTGGGCATAAAAACTCTAAAGGTGAAGCCGCTCCTTGGGTAATTAAATCTCATGAAACTGGTAAGATTTTGAGTAGTCATAAGAGTCAAGCTGAAGCTAAAAAACATTTACAAGAAATGCATATTTTTAAGAATTCCCTTTTTAATCACGATACTTTTAATTTCTCTAATGATTACAAAACCAATACCGGAAAAATCCCAAGTAGCAACCCTAGTTTATTCCCCGAAGATGACGATAATATTCCTTTTCTTGAATCTCCAAAGACGAAAATCAAGGCCGCTGTAGAATATGACATAGATACTGGTCCTGGGACAAAACGTGATATTTCTTTCAATATTAAAGGAAAGTTAGGCCCTAATTTCAAGATATATGTTAATCCGGTTCCAGATGGGGGTTTAGAAGGTGAAGTATGGGTAGAATTTGAAGGAGAGGAATTAAATAGAGGGTATCCACCATTTAAACCTTCTGCCAAGTTTAAAGAAACACCACTAAAAACTGCTCAAAATTTTGCTTTTGAACTAAAAAATATTATTGATCAAGAATATGATGAATTAATCTATGATGCTAAAGCTAAAAATGATAAAAATCGTATGGGAAGCTTAAAAGCAGAAGCAAATTTAAAATATCAGGAGGTTTTAGCTGATATCATGAAAAAATTTGTGCCTCAACCTCCCCCTCGAAAGTGGTCTAAACTATTAAATGTAAAACAATCCCTACTTTCCCCTTCTTTTATAAAGGATCAGCTATGAAATTAAGTGCGCTCACTATATTTGATGCCATGCAGAAGCAAAAATTCATGCTTCTAGCTGCCATGACCCCTCAGAAAAAAGAATTTTTAATGGGGAGATACCATGCCACTGAAGAACAGCTTGCTGAAGTTGATGCCGCTGATCCTACTCCCAATGGTGCCTATGCCGAATGGATTGTTCAGAGATGGCTTAGGGATGCGCAATTCCATCTACCTGAAGATGCCTTAGGCCCCAATGGTTTGAAGGCGGCTCTTAGCAAATTTAATAGAGATAGGAACAAAGCAGCCTGGAGAGGGTTGGTGACACCTGATTTTCCTACTGGACTTTCCAATAACATTCAAGAATATTCCTACCAGACCCTTCTTTCTTCAGTTTTGGCCTTTAAAGATCCCAATGAAGTCTCTATTCCGGAAGTTTCCGCTCCTATCATTTACGAAGGTCAGGGAGCAATCCTCTGGAAAGTGCCAAAAGATGATTGGCAGAGCTTGTGGGAATTAGGCAAGGCAGGAAAAGCTAGTTGGTGTACGGCTCGTCCTGGTGATCCTAGTTTTGCAAAGCATTATATCACTACCGGTCCAATTTATGTTTGTTTCGTAGATGGGAAGCCTTATTTTCAATATATGCCTGGAGGAAGAACCGCTAACGGTGGTCATGAAAACCCTCAATTCATGGATCGCTTTAATACTGCCTTCATGAAAACCACTATGATTGACCAAAGAGCTTATGATATTCTTAAGGCGGTACCTAGTGAGCCTGATTTAGTTAAAGTTACTGAGCAATTCAGTCCCCCTAATATGGATGGAGCTGAAACTTTAAAATATTTGAGTGAGGTTCTTTCTCTTGACAAAGATTACTGGAAACGTAGTCCGGAATTTAGAGAAAAAGAACTATTATTCGTTAAGAGTAAATATATTCATGCCGACCCTGATGAACTCACTGCCCTTATCCTAAAATACCCAAGAACCGGAGAGTTGATCAAAGATTTTGCCGATGAGAACCCACATGTAAAGAAGCTTAATGAAAAATTGTCCACCTACCCGACCATGGCCGATTTCAAAAAAGATTTTTTTGATAAGGGGGCTACCAATATAGTCGGAGTTACTGGAAGGGGTGTATTTGATGATGATCAAAGGGCCATGATGGTTAATCTCCCTCCTTTATTTGATAAAATTTTTGCTTTATACCGTAAAGAGACAAACTTTGATGCTACGTTTGCTGAAATGAAGTCCCTGGCTGCTGCTAAAGATCCCAAAGCCTTAGAGATCGCCAGAACTTTAGTGGGGGGTATCCGAGATTCTTTTTATGGGCAAAGTTGGAGATCAGACGCTTCTGGTAAAGGTCTTAATTATGCTGGGGCAGATAAAGCAGCGGGACGTTTTATTGACATTATCAAATCAGTGGTTCGTCCCATCATCAAAGGCATCTACACTAATTTAGAAACGGAACTATCTACTTACACCCCCACCAATTATATGACTCTCAGAGAGAAACTTAACGATATCAAGGGAAGTATTCAACATGCCTTTCCTTCTGACGAAAACGTTAATATCATCATTAGAGAAAAAGAAACAGAAATTAAGAAAAAGGTCATGGCAAATTTCTATGCCGAGATCCCTTCGGATCTGATTATTTCTGATTTAATGAAAAAGATGAAAGAAATGGAAGTTGTTGCCATAAATCTAGCAGGAGATTTGGCCCAAGAAACAGTTGAAACAGGTTGTAATCAGATTCTTGGCCCAAAACTTAAGCAAGCTATTGATAAATTAGTCTCAGAAAACGTGGATGATCCTGCCAAGCTCACATCTGAGCTAATGGCTCTTAAAACATCCTTTCGTACTCCTGAAGATCCCTATATTAGAGGAAATTATACCACTAATGCTGTCACTACTGCTTTCGCTAAGGAAGCAGAACCAATAATCCAAAAAAGATATATCGATTTAGGCACAAAGGGTTTATCAACTGAGCAACTTCTTTCTCAGGGCACTCAAATTCAAGATGAAGCTACTGTGTTGGGGGTTAAGGGGATAAATGCCCACTCAGAATTTATCAATTCTTTTGTAATTCCTCAAATTACAAGAGAATTTAATATGATTCAAGAACAACAAGAAACTCTAAGTAACACAGATTATCTAGCCCTGCTTATCAATGCTCAATATAAGCTTATTCAAATAAGCACCAATGGCAGAGTTCAAGAAACGGCCAGAACAGAATTTAAACGTCTTGCCGAAGAACCAATTAAGGAACATCTTGCTTCTCTTACTAAATTGAAACATGTTAAAGACCAAATTGAAGCTTGGGATATGGAAGAAGTTGGTTGGATAAACGCTTTAGCCGAAGAGAGAATGACAGAGATTAGAGAAGGAAGGGCCGCTAGACAAGTAGATAGACCCGGAGGTGCTGCAACCAGAACTCGTTTCGCTCCTAAGGCTGAATTTGAAAAGTGGGGACAGGAAGTCCGTGCTTGGGAACAAACTAAACGTCAACAACCTCAACAGCTTAATCCAGATGGCACTACTGGTCCAGCCCCACTTCCTCCCAAACCAAAAGTTAGTGAGAAGACTGAAGCTTTTATTATGACTTCACCCTCTATCGAACAGAGCGAAGTATCAGAATATTATGAATTTATTGATGAAGTTTCTCCCGCATATCAAGCCTGGATTATTGACAGAAATCCTTCAGCCGCTTTTGTTTATTTGAAAAATAAGGCAAAGACTTGGCCTCAATTGGGAGAAAAACTTATATTTATCAGTGGTATAGGAAACACTACATTAGAGGCTTATAGAAAATTCATCTATAAAGACACCGTTTGGCCTGAATACGAGGCCAGCGTGCTAGCCCTCTCTCTCGCCAACCGTAATGATGGTGGCAATTTGGAGAAGATGGTTAATTATAGCATTGAAATGAAAAAAGGGCACTGGCAACCTTTGGATGATAAACTTAAAACCCTTATCACCGGCCCTAATTGGACCAGCATTTTCACAAGTCATTATTTTGGAAATTACTGGAAAGACCCCATCTTCAGATATATTGGAGCTACTGGTCGCTTGGCCGATAAGGATGTGGAAAAAATCCTTTGTGGAAACGCTGATTTCGCTATTGAATATCTTCGTAAGCTTATTCCAGCCGACAAGATTTCAGAACTTCTAGATAAATTTAATGAGAAAAAAGAAGCCGGTAAGAGAAATATAATTTCAGTATTATTAAGAGAACTGGAGAAATCGCATGAATTGTAAAGATTACTATACCCAAGGCTTGACTGGTCGAATTAGAATTTTCGAGGAAGAAAATCCTTCCAATATTCTTTTAGATGAAAAAAATCTTATTCTAAACGGAACATCTTGGCTATTCTCTCAACTTATGATGAATGCAAGCTCTGTCACCAATTCTGTATGGGGTCTAGCCATGGGTGCTGGGGATCCTAATTGGGATGAAAGTGGTCTAGTTCTCCCTATTGCCACTGATTACTCCCTTTTAGCCCAATTTCCTGTCCCCGGTCCAGGAAGAATTGCCTTCTCCGCTAAAAATTTTATAGATGCTAACGGAGTAGCAACCGCTTGGTCCACTACTATTGATTTTCAAACTAATGTATCTACGACTATTTTCCCAGCCCTTCAAGGAACCGCCATTCGTGAATTAGGTTTGATTGGTGGGGTTGCCCCAACTTCGGGGGATTTTTCCTCTGCACCGTTTTTTAATCCAGCCAGCCCTTCTCCAGCTTCTGTAGTCTTAATTAATTCCAAAAGATTTCAATCTCTGGTTCTTCCTGATGGGGTTAGTTTCACAATTTCTTGGCAATTAGCCTTCTAACGGAGCCTTATATGTTTAAATTTACTGCTGATTATCTTATCAAAAAAGCTTGGTCCAAAGCTATAAAGACTGAAATTCAACGTCTTTATCAAGATAAACCAGCTTATCCCAATTTTCCTGAGGACGAAGCTAAACTAGACTCTGTTATGACCACTCTAGAGAGTTGGCTTCCTGCTGGTCTAGGAACTAAGGTTAAGCCTTACTTAATTTACCTTTGTAAAAAGCTGTTTCAAGCTCAACCAGAATTTCAAATTTCAGAAAATGGTCAAGATGAAGACGGTATTCAGGAACTTCTTGCAAAACACCGTGAAAAATTTCCTACTGGTCCTGATTCTGATTGCGGTCAGTTTAGAAAAACTATCGCTGAGTTAAAGAGTGAGATTGATGAAGAGGCCGAAGTTGAAAGACCTGGATTTACTCCAGAAGACATGGCAATAGTTAATGCTGGTGCTACAGTCATCGCTCATGTGGGTGATTGGGAACTTTATAAATGTGATGAGCAAACAAAAGGCGCCGCCGCCATTAAAGCTATGGGAAGACTTTGTAATAATAGCAAGACAGGAGTTACATGGTGTACTGGTGAAGATAGAGGACCAGCGACCACCTATATTAATAACGGACCCTTTTATGTAGCTCTTAAAGGAGGAAGGACTCGCTATGCTTTAGCCCATCAGAAAGGTCCAAATCAAATTGATATTATTCCTCCTGAGAATGTGGTAGTCTGGACAACTGGAGATGAACAAGCCGCAGGAAGATTTACCAATCTTGAAGCTGTATCTGTTGAAAGAGGTGTAGATTTTGATTTTTCCACAATTAGCTCAATTCCTGCTGAACTAGTTCCCCTCTTAACCCAAGCTGAGACAGTCGATCCCCATTTGGCTGAGATGGTCCCGATTCCTCCTCCTTTTGATAAGGATCAGCTAAAGGCGTTGGTCCGTGTCACTCCCCAAGAAAAATTAGTTGAAGATTGGAATAGGAATAGCAGTAATGATAAAGGGAGAGTTCAGACCATTATGGCAGTCTCCATTGATCTTCGCCAAGAGCTAAAAGATGTGTATGATAAGTTTAACACTGAAACTCTGAATAGCTATATCATTTCCCTGGCTGCTGCGGGTTACACCTCTCTTCCAAAATCCCTTGAAGATTTTATTGTAGATAATTTTTAAGTATTGAAATTGGTTTACTTACTTTGGAACCATAAGAATTTCTTATACTAACCGCTACAAAATTTCAAAATCCTAGTATAATAAGTGTAAGGAGGTTTCCTTATGCTGAAGCCAAAACCAAAGTGGCTGCAAAGGGTAACCCCATCTGGCACATGGGTTACACTTGCCCCACATATATACTATCCAACTTATATTACTAAACCTGAGTTGTATCCGGACATTATTGCTCATGAAGAAGTTCATGTTCGCCAACAGACCGCCATGGGACTTAAGAAATGGCTCTCTCGTTATCTTGTTGATAAAGAGTTTAGAATGCACCAGGAATGCGAAGCCGCCGCCGCTCAAGTAATTGAAGGGACGGATGACGAGGAATATATCATTAAGATGTTCCAGTCAATGCTTAACACATCAACTTATTTCTTCTGTGATGCCAGTCCTGAATCCGTAAAGGAGACAATTAAGCATTATGTCGGCCTATATCATACAGTAGCAGAAAATCCTGTTATTAAAAAACAGAAGAAATTGGATGCTTTGTGGGCTGCTACTTCTTGGTATACTCCAACTTGGACCAAAAATACTTATCCACTAGCAACTTGGGAGAGCAAGTATAAAACTACTCCTTCCTCTAGATCTCTCTATGAAGATGTTTATGAGGATCTGTACCCGGTCTTACAGAAAGATGGTACCACCGGCTACTACTCCCACTCTGAATTGAGTAATAATCAAAATAGGAGGACAGATGAAGATGGTCAAGACGCCAATGGAAAAACCGATAAGTATTCTTGGTATCAGGATCCCATCCTTATGGAAAATTACCTGGACAGATACTGAGAGTAATTCAGATATAAATTTTATATACGGGTTAAAATAGCAAAGAACTTAGTAAAGAATCATTATCAGATGGTAAAATACCATTTTAAAGGAGAAATAAATGGATCACGGTGTCCCTCTTAAGCACGAAATCAAGCAGTATCTTCACGGAAAGAACGGAGAACGAACAGCCCTATTCGTGGCCTTCGCTGATGAACAGGGTCAAGTTCGTTGTGGCTATTCCAAGAGAGCCAAGGCTGACAAGAAGTGGGATGATGTCCTCTCCCATCAGATTGCCTATGGACGAGCTTATAAGCGCAATTTTACCCCGCTTGACAAGATTCCCCCTAGTATTAAGAACGATTATATTAAGTTCTTAAATCGCGTGGTCGGATATTTCAAGCTGGCCGAGGACACAAACGTTAAATAAACAAACTATAGGAATATTCATTAAGGCACGTTATGAACATTCCACTGACAGGGGTTAGACATATTGACATGGATCACTCTGCCATCATTAATATGTTGGATGAGTTGAATAACCACCTTGATGGTGCATTTAATTTGAATGAAACAGAATATACTGACATCCTGCTTCACATTTTGGACTATTGCTCTCGACATTGCAGAGAAGAAGAGTCTACTATGCACAAGATTAACTATCCAGGAATATCTTTTCACCATGATAAACACACGGAGATGATCTTTGCTATAAAAGATTGTCTCCGTGCTACAATGGAGAGAAAGATTACCAGGAAAGAAAACGTTCAAAAATGCAGAGAAATTATTTACGATCATATTACCAGATGTGACTCGTCTTTTGCCACTTTTTGTAAGGAACATGACATTTATTTATAAGGGTTTACCAATGACTTGGATTTCAGATCTAAAAATTAAATATCCTATGTTTAAAGACATTTATCCTTACAACTTTGGTGTTGGAGATGGTTGGCGAGATCTTATAGAACAATTATGCTTTGATCTTAGTAAATTAAATATCAAAGTTGTGCAAGTAAAAGAAAAATTTGGTGGTTTGCGTTTCTATGTAGACGCTAAGAGTCAGAAGACCTCCGAAAAAGCCTACAAACTCATTTCTGCCGCAGAAGATAAATCCTTTATCATTTGTGAAACTTGTGGCGCAGCGGGTTCTCTGAGAAATCGAAGGGGTTGGCTCTCGACTCTTTGCGATGACTGCTTTAAGAAAGGCCCCAAATATGACCACGATAGCGAATCTAACAATAACTGATTTAACTATGCTTGCGGTAGTTGAAACATTTGAGAATGGTAGACCCAATCTCTTTGGTCAGACTTACTTTAATCCAAATACTCATGAACTTTCTGGGGGATTACTCATGGCCTCCTTTCTTTCTGGGACTATGGGTAAGTTATTGACCGCTTATCAGCTTGCAGGAGGTTCTCATATTGATTCCCCTTTTATCGATTCAGCTACTTCAAAAATACCTGATCCGACCAAAATTGATGTGGTGACATTCCGAAATCAATTCAAGGAAGCCGCCGCTGATCCTATTATGATGACTACCCAGAAAAATTTTTTCGCTTCTCAATTTCTTGATACAGCCAAAGGAAGAGCCGCTCAGATGGGTATTACAGAACCTCTAGGAGTTCTCACAATCTTAGACTCAACGGTTCAAGGTGGATTGCATTCGGTGATTTCGTTTATGAAGGCCCAAGATCTTAATCAGTGGGAATGGGTCCGTCAATATGTAGCGGCTCGTAAGATTTGGCTTTCTTCCAGGACTACTACGGTTGGAACAGTATATAGAATGAATGTCATTCAAAGTTTCATTGACGCGAACAACTGGAAATTGGGTTTACCCTTGAATGTTTTCTCTCAGAGATATATAATTACTGAACAGGACGTTTTATGATTTCTTTTTATCAGAAGATGTTAGAGAACCCTTGGCAGACGATTGAGATTGCTTCTATCATTATTCTTCTTGTCAATGTTCATTTTCTTCAAAAAAGGCTTCTGTTTATTGAGAGTTTGACCCATCAGCATCGTTCGGACCAACTCCTGATAGAAGAAAATCAAAAATAAACTGCCACAAATTTTCAGACTTTGAGTATAATACATACAGAGGGCAGCATCAGGGTGCAGCACTCATTCCTTGACAACATTATATGATAAGTGTAATAAATTTTGCTTGGTGCGCTAATTCGCACCTAAATCGCTGATGTTTTGCGTCTAGCTAAAGAGAGTCGCGTTCTCTAGCATTCACTAATTAGTCCACCCAACCGTAACTCCAGACTGCTCGACCTTCCCGGTTGAAGTAGGTGCATAAGTGGAGCTAGTGGATATCAGCACATGACGGTGAATTTTTAACTCTTACTGATTCCTGTAAGCAACAGGGTATGGTTCATTCGGTAGACCGGATGCCAAAAGTTATGCAGACATAGGGCCTGTCCAGTAAGATTCCTCCCTCCCTTTGCCACACGGTGATGGCAGTGGCCTTTTAAGTCACCTTCCGTAAGGAATAGCGGGTTCAACTCCCGTGGGGAGGACCATTCAATGCGCCTATAGTTTAATGGTAGAACAGTTGGCCTATACCCAACCACCGAAAGGTAGCCGCTAGATGTGCGGAGTGTCTTGGTTCAAATCCAGGTGGGCGTACCAAAATAAGGAATCGAACTTCTAGACTTTCTGATTCATAATTAATGAGGTTCGTATGCAATGTAAAAAATGTGGGGCAGAGTTCACTCCAGGAAAAGGGCTAAAGAGCTTCTGTAGCTTAAAATGTAGAAATTCTCAAAATTTTAGTGAAGAGAGTAAAAAACTCAAATCATTAAAAAATAAAGAGTTTCATGCTTCTTTAACTGAAGAGGAACTTGTAAGACTAAAAGATAAACTAGATAAAATGAGAGAAAAGAGAACCACCAGATTTGATTACCTGTTTTCCAAAAAGTTTGAAGACTTGGCTTGGGATTCTAAAAGAGCCAGAGTTATTGTTGAACAAGAGTTGAAATGTAATAGATGTAAGATTGATTCTTGGTTTGGCCTTCCAATTACTCTAGAAGTAGATCATAAAAATGGGAACAACAATGATGATTCAAGAGAAAATCTTGAGGGTCTGTGCCCAAACTGCCATAGTCAAACTCCAACTTGGAGAGGTAGGCATGAAAATAATAAACAAAAGAATCTTAAAATGATTAGAGTTCAGAAAGTTCTTGAAGAGATCGTTGCTAGAGATAGTGACCCAGCAGCATTTTCCAGTACACAGCAGCACAAAAGCAAAAAGTGAAGGAGAAACAACAGACCTCCCTTTTGTCGGGAATAACGCCATGTTGTAAAGGTCAATGGCTTGCTTTTGTGAAACTGGACGAGAACTAGCGCGATAGCAAATGAGCAGGTTTGCGACCTAGCCGCTAGCTAGTCAGGAGCCTTCGCAAAGCCACCTGGAGCAACTCGTAAAACTCCAAAAAGTATCTTGGTGCTACACTGAGGGAGGCACGTTGTAAGCTCCCGGTCACAGGAACTACGCTGCAAAATCCAAGACTCACCCTGGACAGGCATGAAGACCAGGGATGTAAATCAGGGTGCCATAACTCGTAAGGGCTGGCGATGAGAAAGGAAGTTGATAGATCGGCAACCACCCAAAAAAATCTAAGGTCGGATGTTTCAGTTGAGAGGCTGAAATGAGCAAAATGACAGTGGGGGAGAGGTCAACAAGACTCAAACGAGAACTCACCATCCGACTAACACGTTTCTTACTGGTCCCATTCACGGTAAGCTGGAGAAAACGGCTACTTGTTCCTGAAACGATAGGGAACTAACAATCCAGAACCAAGCTGATTGATGCAAAGAAGTTGAATGGGTAATCGTAACGGATACTTGGGACGGAGAAAATGGGGGACCGTGATTACATGAAGCCCATAACAGAGAAACCCAAGACAAATCTTTCCGCTACGTTTATTTTTCTAAAAATTGGGTATTAACACACATAGGAGCAATACATGAGTCGTTTCACCTGAATAACCTCCAACGCTTAACGTTTGGAGGTGCCTTATGGCCCAATCAGCAAAGCACAGCAAGTCTGTGCAAAAGATGTCCGATGAGCAGTTGCAGTCGGTCATCAGTAGTGGCTCTCTTCTTCACGCTGCGGCTCGTTTTGAGTTGCAGAGAAGGGGGGCTAGCAGGAAGTAACACAAGTGGGGTGTAGGCTAATGGTAAACCAGAACCCTTTGAAGGTTCCCTTACAGGTTCAAGTCCTGTCGCCCTAACCATCAATGTCGCTGAGTTGTTGAATCCTGAAGGATTTGTATCTGCATCGCCTCAGTGGGATGAATGCTGTGAAAACATGATAAAAGGCATTGTGCATTCTCCCAATCGGTATATCCGATTCTCAGCAGCTCCATTTCTACCAAGATACCACCCCAAGTCTTACTAGACTGTTATAATGAAGGGGTTGGAACACGTTAATGGTGAACAGTTTCCAGCTTCCTGCTAAAAAGCTGGCTTATGGCCCCATGGTGAAATTGGTAGACACGTTGGCTTCAAATTCCAATGCGAAATAACAGTAGCGTCCCGGTTCGATTCCGGGTGGGGCTACCAACAATCATCTTTTCAAGTATTTTCTGATAGCATTATCAGACACCCCAAGCTCTTTGGCTAATGCTGTGAAGTTAGAAATTTTTAGTTTATTCAATATCTCTTCTTTTGAGGGCCATTGAATTTTTGGGGAAGTTGCTCTTGAACACAAAACGCAATTATTAGCTCTTGGGCTAATAATTTTTCCACAGACACACACTTTATGCACCTTTTGCTCTTTTGTCATTTTTATCATTTTTGGTGTCTTACGTTTATTTCTTCCAGCATGATTCACAGTTTGAGCATGACAGTTAGGGCAAATAATTCTGAGATTAGAAATAAGATTATTCTGAGGGTTGCCATCTATATGATCTAATTCAAGGGGGGCCTCTTCTCCGTTCCATTCTGTAAGGTTACAAACAGAACACTCTCTTCTAAATATACCTTCCTGGAACAATCTATTTTTTAGTTTAAACGATTGAATGGTGAATTTATTAGATAAATAGTCTTGAATATCTCTTTTTGGTTCAAATTTTCTTCCCTTGCTCCAAAGTTGACCAGTGAAATGAGAGGTATCCACATTCCACTCTTCCACGGCTCTTTTGAATCCTAAGTAAGCTCCCCCGCTTCCTGCTAAATTTAAAGTTAGCAGCACTTGACGGATACTTAATGAGTTTGCTACAACTTCTTTAAATTGTTCTTCTGTATAGCTTCTTATTTTCATGGTAAACCCTCCATATTACATTGGAAAGTTTGTTTACCTTTTCTTTTACAACGCCCGAATAGCAGAATTGGCATATGCAATGGACTTATCGACTCCTCTAATGTAGGTGGATGGAGGTAGTCACACCCAAAATCCATGGTTTGCGGGTTCGACTCCCGCTTCGGGCACCAATTTCAAGGGTGAGTAGCTCAGAGAAAGAGCATCTAGTGGTGATTGAGTTCATCTTAGAAGGTCGGTGGTTCAAGTCCACCCTCATCCACCAATTTTTGATATTTTCGACTTCTGATCTACTAGTAGAGGTCACTTTAAAATGACTCAGATAAGAAGGTCAGTCGAAGAAAAAATGATAGCAAAAGCTCACTTAGAGTTTGAAAAAAGAATCACGTTTGCTGCTAAAGAAGCTATTCGTGTGCGTAGAGCTATGAAATTATGGGGAATCTTAACTACGATAGGTTCTCTTTGCAGCATTCTTCTTTTATTCTTGTATATTTTTAGTAAAAAATAAACAAATTTGCGGGTCTTAACTCAGAAATGAACAGAGACAGTCGTAACGTGTGGGCCAAGAGGGAAGCACCCTCTCCATCCCGGCAAAATTAGAAAGTCTAGCTAGCTTATCTAAACCCGCAAACTTTTCAGTATTAACGCTTATAGGAGAAGGAATGCCAACCAAGGATTTCATTCAAGCAGTGAATACTGAATATGCTAAGAGACAATCTTTCTCTCGTAAAAAATTGGAGAAACCATACAGTTACAGATTCTGGTACCCAATTTTCCCATCTAGCTGGCGTTTGTTTTGCTCTCGCTGGTGGTTACATTGGTTCACTCTTCATAATTATACACAGTTCTTCTCTATCAAATGGCAGAGAATGACCAGAGGCTACGCCGATGTGGATCTCTGGAACATGAACGACACATTGGCCTATCTTCTTCATGAGATGGCTGCTGATTTTACGGAAACCCATCACGGTTGTCCTTTCGGAACTACTTCTGAAGAATACCAGGAGCAACTGATTGTTATGGTTAGTGGTTTTGAAGCCATGTATGAGATGCTTTCAGAAGAAGGGATGCCTGACTACAACACTCCTGAATACAAAGTATGGATAGCTGACAAAGAGACTCGTTGGGAAGTTGGGATGAAGATCTTCAAAGAAGAATTTTCAGGACTGTGGGACTGAAAAATTTCTGAAAATAAGTTGCCACAAAACTCTTAGAACACGGTATAATAAAGTATGACAACGAGGCCGATGCCTCTAACTTAAAGGAGCCAACAATGGCGAAGCGTTTTCTTATCAACGGTGTGGAAGTCCTGGCTGAAGATCTTGGCAGTGGGAAGTGGTGTGCGGTCCCGGTGGATCTCCCTGGCACTATTCTCAAGGTGCTGAGTGGGAAGATCAACATCAATGATTTCCTCAACCCCAGCAATCTCAACATCCAGCCTCTTGGGGACAAGGAAGAGGCCCAGGATGAGTGTGAGGGTTGCGCGTGTGAACAGGAGGCCCCGGCTCGTAGCAAGTCTAGCAAGACCGTGCGCGAGTATCGCAAGGCCGAAGGTATGAACAAGACCGAGATGGCTGATTATCTGGGTGTCAGTCGCCGCACTCTTGGCCGCTGGGAAGATGCTGGCAAGCTGGCCTCTGAGGTCGGTCTGTAAGTAGAACTTCAGTGCTAGGGGCAAGAGGGACGCAAGAGTAGCGCTTGGCTGCGTCCTTCTGGAACGGCAAGTGCAAATCCGTCAACTGAACTTCAAGACCCCAGGAAACTGGGGTCTTTTTGTAGTATTAAGCATAGAGGCTAATATGGAGGAGAGTATGGAGATTATTAAAAAAGGAAAATTGCCAGATGACATCGCCTATAAGGGTGAATGCCACTACTGCGGCACCATAGTTCGCTTCAAACGTTCTGAGGGTCATGTGGTATATGACCAAAGAGATGGTAACTCTGTCTCTGTCTGCTGCCCCCTCTGCCACAACAATATTTACGTAAGCCTTTAAAGGAGAGAAAATGTTAAGTCTTGAATCAGTCATGAAACGAACCGAAATTGAGTATGAAAAGGTCACTGGGGTAAAAGGAGTTCATTCTGAGCAAATAAAGGCCCTTGCTGCCGCTCTGGTAGGTGAAATCAACATAGAGCTTCAAGGTATTCACGATAGTCTTACCGGGGCTTACAAGCTAGCCAGGAAGCTAGATGGTGAGATAGCTGGTTCTGTTAGAATCATAGGGGGAAGACATTAATGTTAGATGGAACTGAATACTTTGAATGTGCTTGCGGGGGTGATGAACACACTCTCCGTTTCATTATTGATAAAGAAGATAAAAGACTATACACTTCTGTATTCCTTAATGATTACCAATCTATTTGGAAGCGTGTTTGGATCGCCATTAAATATATTTTTGGCTATAAGTGCCAGTATGGTCATTGGGATTACTGGATCATGCGTTACGAAGATATTCCTAGAATGAGAGAGATGCTAGACAAAATGGATGGGGCAGACCCAACTAAGGAGAAATCGTGATAGGTTCAATCTTAGCTTTAATCTGGCTCCATTTCATTGCTGATTTTGTGCTTCAGACTGATAAGATGGCTATCAATAAGAGTTCCAACAATCTGTGGCTCGGTTTTCATGTTCTGGTTTACACAACGGTCCTTCTTCTTTTTGGTTGGCAGTTTGCCCTGTTGAATGGAGTTGCTCACTTCTTAACAGATTGGATAACTTCTAGGGTAACTTCCTATCTTTGGAAAAAAGAAAAGCGTCATTGGTTTTTTACAGTTATAGGCTTGGATCAGGCCATTCACATGACCACTCTTATCCTTATATTTAACTACTTTTTTAAGAATTTCATCCATATGCCTCTAGTCAGTTGGATAATGAAGTAAGTATACAACTTTTCTCTCCTTTTATTGGAGGGAAAAATGTTGAGTCATATAATTAATGTAGTTTATAGTGTTTTTAGGGAAAAATTAGTAAAAAAGGTAACAAGAAGTCCTGAATGGCCGAAAGTCGAGAAAGAACATCTTGAGTCTCAACCATTTTGTGCAGCGTGTGGGGGAAAGGACCGACTTCAAGTTCATCATCAGCAGCCTTTCCACTCTGATCCAGCTTTGGAACTTGATCCTCATAATCTTATAACTCTTTGTATGTCTACATTAGAGTGCCACCTCCGAATCGGCCACGGTGGCTCATTTAAGCAATATAACCCAAACGTTGTAGCTGATTGTATAACTCTCACCCTTCACCCCGATCAGAGATCTGTTATTGAAAAGAAAGCTTTTGACTCAAGAAAACCGAATGAACCTGGAGATTAAGGCTTAAAATTTGCGTATCGTTTTTTCTTCTCGGTAATTGAGTATTAACACAAGAGGGACGAGTTCCCCCCATTTTAAAGGAGCATTACATGGCAAGACATACTGGTAACCGCTGGACTAATTACAGCACTGCTACACTCGTTGATATGGCTGCGGCTGGCTACACTCGCTCTGAGATCGCCACCCGCCTTCAGCGCACTCCCATCGCTATCAAGCGTAAGATGCATTCCTTGAAGTATCATTTTGTTCGTAATTTGAATTTCGGTCAGTTTGCAAATATTGTCCTTAATTCTAATGAGTAAATTTTTTGCCTTGGGCGGCGTGGACAGATCAGCCTTCAAGCACAGTAAGGCCAGCCTTGTGCTGGTTACGGACTAACGCTGGTGTAAACGAAACCCGCTCCAAGGTAAAAGACTACTATGGTCCCATAACTCAGGCCGGATAGAGTACCGCCCTTTTAAGGCGAAAGTCACAGGTTCAAATCCTGTTGGGATCACCATTTTTCTTATGGGGAAGTCATGAAGCTGAATTTGGGTTGCGGATTTAACCATTTAGAAGGATTTGTCAATGTAGATCAGCACCCTTCAACCGGTGCTGATTTCATTTGGAATCTTGAAACTCTCCCTTGGCCGTGGGAGGATAGCTCTGTAGAAGAAATTCAATTAACTCATGTTCTTGAGCATATTGGACAGCAAACAAATAAATACTTGGCTATCATTAAAGAAATCTATAGAGTTTGTGCCCCGGATGCTAGGGTTACTATTGAAGTCCCTCATCCTTTGCACCCCGATTACTTAGGTGATCCTACTCATTGTAGACCAGTGACTTATGAAAGTCTTCGTCTGTTTGATTTAGATTTTGCTGATATGCTTATTGCTCATCATAGCCCTGGAACCCCCTTAGCTAGGTTTATGAAAGTTGATCTTCAAGTAGTAGACCATTTACAATTTTTTGATTCAGACAGAGGGATTCTTCAAGTAAGCAGAATGATTTTGAGAGTTAAGAAGCCATTTAGGGAATTACCAGAAGAAATTTCTATCTGTGAAATGAGTATGGGCCTAGGGGATATTTGCATGGCTTTGTGTGTAGCTAAAGCTCTGGCTCATAAAAATTACAAGATACATTTTGTTACGATACCTAAATGGCACGATCTTATCAAGGCTTGCCCACACGTTAGTTCCGTTAGTTCTAAACAGACTGCTAAGGATATTTATCTTTCCCCTGCTTGGTTCCAACTTCAAGCTGCCCATCAGGTAGACACTTTATTAAAAGCTTGCGGAGTGACTGATGTTTCTAACCATTTTAAATCTTTAGATTTAAATATTTCCCCTTCTGTTCTTGAAAATATTCAAACAAGATTTCCTGGAAATAAAAGAATAGCCATTAATCCTGCTTGTAATACAGAGAATCGTAGGTGGCCTATTGAATATTGGAAAGAATTAGTTCGTTTACTTCAAACTTCAGGAATAGAAGTATGTTCTTTAGGGATGACATCTTGGTATGGAGTTAATAATTCTCATCAATTTGAAGGAGTCACTAATGTTTTTGATCTCTCTACTTTTGAAGCTATAGCTTTTTTACGACAATGTAAAGTATTAGTTTCGGGAGATTCAGGTCCAATTCAACTGGCCGGGGCTACTGATTGCGGTATTGTAGGATTATACTCAGTTGTCTCGTCCCAATGGAGGCTACCTTTCCGTCATGGAGAATTAGGATGGAACGCTATTGGATTAAATTCTACCTGTCCTCATGCTCCCTGCTTCCCTAAATTAGTGAAGGATACAAATTTTTTATGGTCCAATGAAGCTCAAGCTTCTCTCAATTCTGGGGTATCTATGGGTGATCTTGTTAGAAATTGGTGCCCCAACGGTGCTATCACTTGTATGCAAGAAATTCCGGTATCTATGGTATATGATTCGGTTATGAAATTATGGAATACTTAATTTCCACCTCTTTATAAGAGAGGTGAACTATGACCGATCAAACTAAATTTACTTGGGTCTGTCAGAAGATTTTGGCTGATGACCCTGGATCTGTGGTTGTGGAGTGGGACACTTTTAACGTGGGTCTTCTAGAGGATGGCTCTTTTAGAACGGTTTATTCCTGTTGGTCCCAGGAAGATGCAGATTTTCTTTTAGCTTCCCTCCGCTGGTACTCCGATTTTCAAGAACAGGGAATTATGTCTTCCTTGCCTAAAACTATTAGACCAAAAAGAGTAATATCTAAAAGAGTGAGGAAAACTTAAAGGAGTTTTTATGCCAATGGAACACTATTATATTCAAGTAGACTCGGAAACTAAAGAAGGGAGACTTGAATTACGTTTTGGCACTAAAGTTGAATGTCAGCCAATTAGAAATTTCAAATTAATTGAAAGTCGGGAGATTACTTACCACACTACTGAAGGTGATGTGATCTGTACGGATTCCGGCCCCAAGAATATTAGTCTCTCAATGATGGGAGTAGACCTAGAGGAGTAACTATGAAAGTAGCTATTATTGGTTCAAGGAATTTCATTGATAAAATGCTACTAGAACAAGCTATTCAAGAATCAGGTTTTAATATTACTGAAGAATGTTGTGGCGAAGCTCCAGGTGCAGATACTTTGGGTAGAGTATGGGCTGAAGAAAAAGGAATCCCAGTAGTCTCTTTCCCTGCTGATTGGGATAATCTAGATGTTCCAGGTGCAATAATTAGAGTTAACGCATGGGGTAAAAAATATAATGTTAGAGCGGGAAAAGATCGAAATACTAAGATGATCACGTACGCCGATGCTATCATAGCCTTCTGGGATGGATCTTCTCCTGGGACACGCCATAGTATTAGAGAGGCTGAACGTTTGAAGAAACCTATTTTTATAAAACAATTTCATACGGATTAATTTTCGATAAGAAATGGATTGAAACTAGTTTTTTATTATAATAGAGAAGAGGAAATTATATGATTCATCAACATGAAAAACGCACTATCGAAATTCTAAGGATGATTCAAAGAGGAAATGGTCTGATTCGTGAGGCGGCTCTTCCCCATAAAGATGATTTAATTATGTTTCGTTTGACCAGTAAGGGGTTTATAAAAGCTATTGGATCTAACGTTGATACCGGAGAATCCCTTTTTAGCATTACTAAAGAGGGTGAAAAAGAAGCCGGAAGAAACGAAAATTGAGTATTAACTAGGTAGAAGGAAGTCTATGGACCCGCTTGAAGAAGAGGTATGCCCTCTGATTACTCCCTATACTGAAAAATTAAATGTCCCCCATAAGACATTAGAACTTCTGTATAGTATCAGAACCCATGATCCTGAAACTGGTCCTATCCCCATTACTTACCCTCCAACTGTTCGCACCATTATGAAGAATGGTAAAGAACTCAAAATTCGTAACTATCAAACTCAGTCCATTGCTCATTTCATCAAAATGCCTCGACATATTGATGGTCACGGAGTCGGGCTAGGGAAGTCACTTATGGCGATTGTGGCATCAGCTTACAAAATATCTAAAAACCCTAATTTAAAAGTTATAGTTATGGGAACCAAATCCACCACTTATCAGTGGAAGGGAGAATACGAAAATTTCACCACTTTAAACGTTGAAGTTCTTCAGGATACCTATAACAAAATGAAGGGGTCTGAAGCTCGACTGGCTCAGATAGAAAATTTTCTAAAATCTAAAACTCAGAACATTTTGATTTGCAAATACACCTCCTTAGTTGGTCGAAGGCGCACTATTGAAGGGGAGTTTGATCAAGATGGCAATCCGCTTACTAAAGGTGCTAAAGAGGAGATTTCTCCAGAGGTCCAAGCTCTCATTGATCTCATGAAAAGTTATGGTGAGAATGTCATTTTAGTGTGTGATGAGGCCCAAAAATTTAAATCCACTACTTCTCAAATTAGGCGTATGATTCTTAAATTGCAGCCGCATATTGGCGTGATATGGGCCATGACCGCTACTATCATTCAAAATTCTCTTGAAGAAATGTATTCAATCGCCTGTGCCATAGGGATTCGTCCCTTTGGTGCCATGACTCTATTTCGTGATCGTTTCTGTATATATAAGCAAGTTCATGTGGGTAGAGGGGTAATGAAGGATGTTTTGGTCGGTTATAAAAATGTAAAAGAATTTAAGATTGGGATGAGGCCATTTTATTATGGACGTTCACAGGCACAAGTAAAAGAACCTTTACCGAAATTAACTACTATTTATCACCCTGTTGATTTGGATAAGAAGCAATCTAAATTGCTCCTTGAAGACATCCCTAATGGTAATTTTATTTTACCTCCATCCATTCGTAAAAAAGGGGGCGAACTCTACGAAAAAGAGCGTGACCCCAATAATATGATGACTCAACTCTCTGTTTATCAGTTAGTTGCTAATCACCCTGCACTCCTTGATCCAGGTAACAAAGCTGAATTTTACACAAAGAAGTTATCTCCCAAGGAAGAAATGCTTCTGGACCTTCTGGACGGTGATCTTGAGGGAGAGAAGGTCATTGTCTTTACCAAAAGTAGATCCTGGATTGACCGTTTTGAAAAACTTTTTGAAATGGGTGAATTTGGAGATAGAAAATTTCTTCGCATTACCGGGGCTGAAAATGAAAAAGAACGAGATGTTGTTAAGAAACTATTCCAAGAAAATCCAAACCATACCCTTTTATTTATCAATAGCGCAGCCTCAGAGGGGGTCAATCTCCAACAGGCGGCTCATATGGTCATGCTGGACGCTCCCTGGTCCTGGGGTCAATTGCTGCAAACTGTGGGCCGTATGGTGAGAATGGCTAGTCCTCACTCAGCTTGCTCCCTTCATATTATCCCGGCCAGAGGTACTATTGACGAATATGCCATTGAAGCTCTCAAAGGGAAGGGTCAGTTATTTGAAATTATCCTTGGGGAATCCTATTCGGCGGGAGTATTATCAGAAGATGGTAATGATCTTGATCTTGCCTCCGGAATGGAAAAATTGAATGACGATGAAGAATTTAAAAAATTATTGAAGGTTCATGTTAAGACAACTAAAATGGGGGATTTCTTGAATGGCTCTATGTTAGAAGAAGCTCAAGATCAGGAAGGTTACAAAATGGCCTTTGAAAAGGGTAAGAAGAAGTCAGTAATAATAAAGGAAGAGCTAGATTTCTCTAAATGGAACTTCTAATGGAAACAAAATTTGGTGTCTGCCCAATTTGTAATGGAACTGGGTTAAAAATTACCAACAAAGAATTTAGTATGGAAGAGTGCGAATGTATTCAAATTGAAAAAATTCGTAATCATGTAAAAGAATTAAAAGCATCTAAATTCTTAACTAGCACTCCTCTTTTACACTATTTGAATGAAGGAAGGGATATAATTATAGAGTCTGACGATTTTGAAGCAGTTCGATGTCATTTAAAAACCGCTTTAGTTCTAAATAGAGGATTTAAATCTTTTAAGATTGTAAACCCCGGCCATTTGGTAGCTCTCTCTATTGAAAATCCTACTCTTATTGAAAATATCGACTTACTTGTTATTGAATGTTCTGTATTTCCTCATTATGATAATGCCGCAAAACGACACGAATTTACTATGGCAACTAGAAATTCTCTTGGGAAGCCTACTTGGTTCGTCATTAAAGGAAATTTCCCTGCATTTAAATGTGTAAAAAACAACATTTATACACCTGGATTTCTGGACGTTTTAAACAAATATGCTGTAGTGAGAATTAGCAGAGAAAAAACTAATAGCTTGATTAAATCTCCTAATGTAAAAGATGAAATTAAAACCAATAGGGGTGCAGGAATAATGGGAGTAACAAGTCGATTGTTAGACTTTAATCCTGAGATTGACAAACGATTACATGATATCAAGGAGTAACAATGCCAGAGAAACGTTTACTGGTGACAGGAATGACTCTTAGCCTAGATTTGAAAGACCTTAATTATGGCGCTGGGCAGAGTCGGTTTATAAACATTAAGAGTGAGGTTCCTGAAGGGGCAGAAGGTGTCCCCATTGAGGAAATGGACTATCTAGTTGATCAAAGTCTAGATATGCATTTGATCATGTGGGAAAGCATTCAAATCGCCAAATATAGTGCAGGAGAACTAACTGGAAAAGATGCTTTGGCCTCTATTGACAAAGCTAAATCTAGAATTAGGAAAATCAGAGAATTTATGAAATCTGAATCCAAAGAAAAACAGAGTATTGATGAATCAGGGGAGAAATAAATGAGTACGGAAATTTTAAATGCACTTAAAGCTGAAACCATTCTAAATGGAACTACTATCTTAGGTCAAACTCAGAATTTGAATAGCACTCTAAAGTATAAGACTGACAAAAATTCTTATAGTTTTGAGGATTACTTCCATATCTTAAACGCTGAATTACAGGGGATAGAGCGAATCGAACTCTCTCCCGTAATCCCTCCAGGGGGCGCACAGTCTTATCTCGCAGAGCTTTCCACCGCTCTCCAACTTATAACAGACAAAATCGAATCTGCTCATACTAAGGCTATTTATTTTGAGGGGAAATTAAAATCTGCGGCTCATTTACGTGATAATCTTCAAGCTACTTTCTCCGCTTGGTACCTTATTGCTATCTCTGAAAGACTAAAATTTTATGATATAAAACTCCCAGCCTCTACTCAAAGGGCTTTAGCTGAATCCGAATTTTCAAGGTTGGTGGGAGATGAAGATTTAAATATAGACGGTCTTATTTCGGCAGTTGAAGTTATGATTGTTCACCTAAAAGAAATGAAGAAGATCGCTAACGAAAAATATAAGCTTGGGGCGGATCAAGCTAATGCCTCTATTACTAATCTTCCGTTTAATGGGGTATCCGAAGGTAGTCAATTCTCCCTTCTTAAGCAACGTTGGGATATGAAATCAGAAATTAAATCAGATCCGGAATATGATGATATTATAACCGAAGAAGAACCAGCATATATTCAAAAACAGGAACGCCAACATACGGAAATTCCAGAAGGTATTCACAAGATTATCAGTTCTCCTTCAGTGTTATTTGATGATGAAGTAACTGCTGAAGACCTAGAAACCAAAGCTCAAGAATGGCGCGAACAAGTAGAAAGAACTGCTGAAGGTGCCTATAGTAAGGCTGAGGATATGTTTCGTAGTTTATCCGAAGAAGAGTTAGCTAAGGTTAAGCCTATCACAGAGGAACAAGTTCATCAAGCTTTAGAAGAAGGAGCTAGGGATGTTGCTATAGCGACAGGAAAGACAGTGATTATAGAAGATTCTTTTGCAGGAACTGTCAAAATTACTGATACTAAAGCTGAATTAGTCCCATTAAAGAAGCGCACCATTAGTTTTGATGATGAAGATGACATGGAAGTTATTTCTGAATCAAAGCCAGCGAAAAAACCAGTAATAGAAGAAGTAATCTCTCCCAAAAAGAAGAAAGTAATTTCTTTTGATGATGAGGATATAGATTTTGGAATGGCTATTCCTGAACCAAAGTCGCCAGTAAGTAGGAAGAAAATTGATTTTGATGCGGAAGAATCCCCTTTTTAATTAGTAATAACCTAACAGGAGGCCACTAATGGCAAAGCATTTTGAAGATGAGGATGAACTACCTAAGAAGTCCAGCAAGAAGGCGGCTGTGATGGATGATGAGGATGAAGTTACAGATAAGAAGACATCGACTCCTGCTATTGTAGTTTCAGAAGACGATGATTGCGAGTTCGGTGATCAGAAGTTGATGCGCCGTGGGGACGGTCTTGATCGTGTTCGTCCTGCTAAGGGAGATGCGGTTCGTTTCGCCATCTATCCTGGAATCAAACCTAAGAAGGCCATGAACCATTACATTGACAAGAAGGGCACCTATCGTTGCCTCACTACTGAAGAAGCAGAGGGTATTTGTTGTAAACAACTTGGTCAACCCAACCTTCAAATCGTGGCTATCGTGGTGCATTATACTAATGCTAATACCAAGACCGGAAAGTACGCTCCAGACAATCACGATACAGAGTTTGAAATCAAATATGTGAACCTTTCCAGAACCAACTTTGCAGACATTTCTGCTTTGGTTCAGGAAGATGAGAAAGCCGATGATTTTGATATCGTCATGACTCATCGTGAGAACGGTATTGGTTATAAGATGGCGAGAGTAAGTAAGGAAGCTCGTTGGAAGAAAGATAAGACCGTGACTAAAGCGGTTATTGAAGCTGTGGCTAAGTTTGAAGATGGGGCCTTGCTCACTAAGAAGCTTGGTAAGTACCTTAATCCTATTGAATGGAAGCAATTCCTCTCTACTCTGGATACCACCTCTGAAGATGAGGATGGTGATAACAGCGATCTGTAAAAATTTAAAAAGACGCAATCAGCAATCTACCTCCTTAATAATGGTAAAAGCGTCTTGAATTATCTAAACCGTGTCATCTGAGAAGGCCAGCCCGGTTTCTTCATTTGGAGTCAAAGTGGATTGGCAAGATCGAATTGAAAATTATAAGAAGGAAACTGGTTTTCCTGAAGCTCTTTTTATTGGAGCAGATGGCCGTGTTGTTGGAACGTGGATAATGGGCAATAATTACGCTGTTAAATCCACTTTTTATGGTGGATATCCCCACGGTTATTTAAAACGTATTAAGTCCTTATTTCCTGATAAACAAAATGTTCTCCATCTGTTTTCAGGTAAAGTGGACACTGTTCTTTTCCCAGGTAAAACTGTGGACATAAACGCTGAAAATAAACCTGACTATGTGGATGACGCTCAAACTTTAGTTAATGTTCCATTGGAGGAATTTGATTTAGTTCTGGCTGATCCTCCTTATAGTATAGAAGACTGTGACCACTACCAGACTTCCATGGTAAAAAGAACAGTAGTTATGAGAACTCTTGGAAAAAGATTGACTTCAGGAACTCATGTAATTTGGCTCGACCAAGTACTTCCTCAATATCGTAAAGACCAATTTTCTATGGAAGCGGTTATTGGTATGGTTAAATCGACTAATCATCGTTTTAGAGTTATTACCATTTTTAGAAAGTTATAATATGGTTAGAGCAAAGAAAATTAAACCAACTTTGGCAGAATTAATTAAAATCCCCCCTATTCATGATATAGAGGAATGGGTAGTGGTGGGGATTGATCCTTCATTATCCCGCACTGGCCTTTGTCTTCTTAATAATTTAGGGGATCATTGGCGTTGGAGCCACATTGCATCTCTGAAACCTTTTGATGCCTCCTATCCGACTTGGGTTCGTGCAATCATGATGGCAGAGTATATTCTTGCTTCAGTAAATAAACTAGATGGCTGTATTCCTGATATTCTTGGGGATTTTACTCCAACTAAAGGTTTAATTATAACTCTGGAAGCTCCAACCCCCATGAATGACCATCTCAATATTGTGAATAAAATCCTTCATACTATTATTGTTCCTGGTTTGAATATACATTTTAAAGAGGTGTATATTCAACACGTTAATGCCATGACTATGAGATCTTGTTTTGGCCTTAAAGCTACCGGCAATAACAAATATGAGAACATTCAGAAGGCTCAAGAATTTGCCCCTGCTGCTATCTATCCTGGCATTGATTCTGATTCCTGTGATGCTATTCTTTTATCTCAGTTTGGGCGTTATACGGCTGACTTCTTTTTGGGTAAAGAGTTATCAGAAATCCCCGATAGGATAGCCTTAGCCCTTTGCGACTTCACTGATGTAGAGAAAGGTAAGGGGAGAAATGCTTATGTAGTCAAAAAAGGAATTCTTTATAACCCTGCTTACTGGTTTAAATATGAACCCACAGAATACAGTATTAGTATAAAGGACGCACGAATCCCGCCTAAGAAAAGGCTGGAAGTTATCAAGACCATCATATAGGAGAAAAAATGGCAAGGAAGACACTAAAGACAGCGACATTCAGTTCTGGGGATAAAAAGGCCGCATTTCTTGAAGCTATGGGAATGATGGATGATTCTGATGCGACTACCTTAAAGATGGATATTGAAGAGAAATTCACCCCCACTCGTTCCATTGTCCTGGATAACGTCTTACGCCTTAGAGGACTTCCTCGCGGTGGAAGAATGATTCATATTCATGGTAAAGAGCATGGTGGTAAGTCCACCCTCTGCTACTCTATGGTCAAGGCTTATCAGCAACAAGAAGACGAGCCTGTTGTTATCTTTGATTTTGAAGGTACTGCAACTCCCGGCTATCTCCGTGGTCTAGGTGTAGATTGTTCCCGCGATGCTTTGGCTGTCATGAAGCCAACTTGCGTAGAAGATGCTATCAAGCAGACCATTACTTTCATGAAGGCAGGAGTTAAACTGTTTATTTATGACTCTATTCCTCGTATGAAATCCATGGTTGACGAAAAAGAAATTTTCAATGGTGGAGCCTTCAAGCAATCTATTGGTGATCATCCTAAGGTCATGCAAAAATTTTTTGATATCTTACTTCCTTACGCCATTAAGTACGATTGCTTATTTATTATGGTTAATCAGATTCGTGCAAGAATTGAAATGACCCAAGAGGCATTACAGGCTCAAAAATATGCTTCAATCACCAATGTGAATTACTCCCTTCCTGGTGGTTACTCAGTTCGTTTCACTTCTTCGCTTTCTATTGAAGTTAACGTAGCTAAAGCTTTTCGTGCGGGAGGTTACGCTAATGACCCATTTGTTCTTGAACCAGGAGATAACAAGGGGGACTATGTAGCCACCAAAATTAAAATTCGTATCATCAAGAACAAAGCCACCACCGGAGGTTATCGTGAATTCCATCTCTGGCTTCGTCCTGGTTTGGGTCTTGATGATTGGATTTCAGTCCGTGAGTTGGCCCGTAATTATGGCCTTATCACCAATAAGGGGAAGAAATATATTGTTGGGAACGAAGATAATCCAATCAAGGTATACGATTCAAAAGACGATGCTATTGAAGGTCTAGTTGTTAACCCTGATTATGAAGTTCTAAGCCGTTTGAAAGTAATTGTCGCTGCCGCGATTGAAAGCGACCATGGCGCGTATACTACTGAACTTACTGATGGAGATAAATATGCCGCTGGTGAGAAGGATATTGAAACTTCTACAGTTACAGTAGCCTCTTTTGAAGAGGATGATGATGACTCATTTAGCTAATAGCACTCATATTTATTACGATCCAAAGTTCAAGCCCCAAGATGATCAAGGCTGTATGCACAAGGCTTGTCCTGAGTGTCATGGAACAGGTAGAAAAACGGACGGTTCTATGTGTATCCACTTTATCTCTTGTCCGTGTCCCAAATGCACCCCATATTGTTAAGGAGAACAGATGAAAGATGCAACTGATATCGCAGTAGTACTAGACCGTTCCGGCTCCATGCAAAATATTCAACATGATACGGAAGGGGGATTTAACACTTTTGTTAAAGAACAGAAGGAGCAACCGGGTGAGGCTAAATTAAGTCTTTACCAATTTGATGATAAGTATGAGGTAGTTTACGAGAATATGGATCTGAATAATGTTCCTGCTCTTTCTCTTATTCCTCGCGGCTACACCGCCCTTCTGGATGCTGTTGGTAAAACCATTCAGAGCCGTGGAGAGTATTATGCTTCTCTGGCTGAAGAAGATCGCCCTGAACGAATTGTTTTCGTTATCATCACTGATGGAGAAGAGAATCATTCAACTGAGTATACTCTGGATGCCGTTAAGAGCCTGATTACACTCCAGAAAGAGACTTACAAATGGCAATTTGTGTTCCTTGGGGCCGATATCAATTCTGTCGCTGTCGGAAGCTCCATGGGTATTTCCAAAGGATCTACAATGGATTTTGCTAAATCTCCTGTTGGAGTGGCTAACACTTACTCCAATCTATCGAAGAATATTTCCAGCTATCGTTCTTGTGCTAGTAGAGAGGTGTCCTTCTCTGATGCTGATCGTATTGATTCCATGAAGACTGATAATTAAGGTGCCTTTGAATGGCTAAGATTTACACGTTGTCAGCAAGAAATTTCCAGTCATGGCGAGAATTTAATCTCCCCATGACTGGATTTACGGTTATTATTGGTCCCTCTGATCGGGGTAAATCAGCTATCATTCGTTCCTTGCGTGGAATTTTACGTAATCAAGTAGGGGCCAACCATATTACCTACGGAGAAAAAGAAGTATCTGTAAAGTTGTCTTCGATTGATGGAGATGTAAAACTTTCTCGTAATGCTAAAACCACTGCTTATACTGTAAACGATGAAGAATATAGTAAGCTAGCGGGTGCGGTCCCCCCTATTGTAGAGGCAATGAAGTTTAATGAGGTAGAAGTTAATGGAGTTAAGCTTGATCCTATTTTTGCTGGGCAGTTTGATTCTCAATTTATGCTTGATCTTAGTCCAGCCGAGTTAAACTCCATTTTTGGGTTATTTTCTTCTACAGAGAAATTGAATTCCGGAAAGAAAAATGCCGCTTCTAAGAATCTAGAATTTAATGCTACGGCTAAATTTCTAGCTTCTGAAATCCAAGAAGCTGAAGCTAAGAGTGGCCTACTAGAAACCTTAAATGATGAAATGGAACAGCAGAGCCAAGAAATTTTTAAATTAGAAGATTCTTACAACTCTGCATTGACCTCTCTAAATCTTTTAGATCTGTTAAACGCTGGTCAAAAGAGAAAAAGACTCTTGAAAAAGGCAGTCGGCTTTCCCCTACCATTTACTGAAGTATTAGTTAACACTTTAAATTCTGGTAGAAAATTGGTTCAATATACTAGAAGGAAGCAAAATCTCGAAACGATCAAAAAAGCTGCTTTAATAGACATTCCTTTTGGAAAAATTTTAGAACAGCAGTTTTTGATCATCACTAAATTAATAAAAACTAAAAAACTTATCCAAAGAGTAGCGGCTTACAAACAGCTACCTATGGATCCAATTCAGAACGAACTTAATCCTCTTTTCTCTCTTGTCAGCAAATTGACTACTTTTTCCAAATTGAATAAAAGTGTCATCAATAGGAAATTGGAATTGGATCTAAGTATTAAACAAATAACCGAAATCACCAAACAGCTTGATGATTTACAAGGTAAGAGTATTCAGTGTCCTAAGTGTGGGCACTTTTTCACTGGAGTCACCCATGGGCATGAATGAAGATATTGCTGAATTGAATAAGAGGCTTTCCTCCTTGGCTAAGACCCAAGATGAAGCTAAGAAAATGTTAGCCGTAGAGGAACACAAGCTTGGAGAGCTTACTACCTCTTTGGAAGCTGAGGGTTATGATGTGGCAAATATGACAGAGGAACAGATCGCTGCCTTGGTTGTAGAATTAACTGATAAGTTTCATTCAACTAAGGAAACGATTGAAGATAAACTTTCTGAAGTGGAAAAGCTATTCGCCAAGTTAGAAGAAATTAATCAGAAATCCTAATGAAACCGAAAATTGTCAAACTACCTTGGGAGAAAGTGACCTTTACTTGGATCACTGATATCCATCTATCTGCCATTCCTCCTGGTAAGCGTTCCCCTGATTACGAAGATCAGATGTTCAGCAAACTAGAATTTGTTAAAAATTTAACCACCAGTAGAGAAGCGGTGTGTTTGTGCGGTGGAGATATTTTTCATGTAAAGGGACCAAAAAGTTCTGCGAATCCTCTTCGTATGATCAATCGACTCATTGGCTTAATTAAAACTTATCCTCTAGGCAAATGGTTTTCTTGTATTGGTAACCACGATATTCAATATGATCGAATGGACACAGTGACAAATCAACCTATCGGAGTGCTAATTGAATCTAATGTTCTCCATCCGATTAATTGGGAGCCTGTAATTTTTACCAATAAAAATGAATCAGTTAAAGTTCTAGTGGAATCTTTTGACTATGCGGAGGGAGCAGAAACTTGTGCCGCTATTAAGGCGGCTGGGATGCGCCCAGAGGGTATCGATTATCGTATTGCTATAGTTCATGCCAGTGGAAGTCCAGGCGACTCTAGGGACAGTTTTGGTTCATGGATGATCGGCTACAATCAATTGAAGAACGAGGATTTTGATCTCATCCTGTGGGGTCATGACCATTCTAGATTGGAAACTATGAGAGTCGGCAACGTCACCCATATTCATCTAGGAGCTTTGTCTAGAGCCGCTCTGACTGAAACTGAAATTACTCGTAAGATCACCGTCCCGATCTTAACCTTTACTCCAGAAAAAGCCAGTATCAAAGAGATAGATGTTCCTGTTCTCCCTGCTGAACAAATTTTTAGGAAAGAGGATAAAGTCATTGAGAAAATTGATGAAGATAATGCCGAAGTTAAGAAATTTTTCAACGCTATGAACGATTCTGTGGATGGCATTACCAGCGAGAATCCGATTGAAATCATTGAAGTTTTGTGTGAAAAAGACAGTAAGCTGTCTTCTCTTATAAAGGATTTGTGTGAATACTGATTCCGTTTATTCCAGGGCGAGTAGCAATCTATTGACTTTGATCAATCATGTATGGATTTCTGAAGAAGCTATGGTAGATTGGACTAAATCTCATATTTTTATTGAGTTGGATCGAACTACTAGAGCTTTTCTTATGGTTGGTAAATTGATAGATACTTCTCTTGTTGACTCAGGAATGAATAGTGGGTCAATTATGCCTCACGATAGACTTATGACAGTTCTGGCTCTTGCTCCCAAGCTTAATGATTTTAATATTATAACTCAATTGCTTTTAAATTTAAAGACAGGAACTCCAGGAGTTGATGATGCTAAAATGTATTCGGATTTAACAGCGGCGGAAGAAAAATATAAAGATTCTGAGGATTCTCCATTTTCTAAAAAAGCAAAATTCAAAACTGGAGAGAATGTAACTGATTACAATAACACTCTTGCTCTCGCCAAGAACTACAAAATTCTTTCAAATATACAAAAAGGAGTTAATTCGTACCGCATAACCCCTATTGGAAAAACTCCAGCTTTAGCCGACCTCAATAATTTATCCAACTTATCTATTAATTCTCTTCTCCCTTACTTGAAAGGTTCTGAGCTTTATTTATTTGATACAACGGCTGTGTTGTTACATATTAGAGCAAAAGAGACAACCGATGGGATAATCGCTGATGGTCTTCAGTATTATATTAAGAGTGAGAGTGGAGGGGATATTGTAAAAAAGGCAATTGCCTCTAGATATTTAACTTGGGAGATTTTAAAGGAAAAAGGTGTTATGAATATTGTTCCTCGTTATGAATCATTATTAGTAACTGGAATGTCAGATGGGCTAAAAAATCTTTTGGATATCGGATTATTGGTGAAACTAAATGGACCTGAAAAATGAAGTTAAGGCTAAAATTCTTGCCAGAGATAACTCCTGGAAAGAATTTGTCAAAGAAAATGGCTCTGAGAAAATTAAAGACGCTTTCGTTGAATTAGTCGTTTCCTCCTTGAGAGAGGGTAAGTCCCCTATTTCTAAAGAAGTTCTAAAATCCATTATATTCGATGGAGCGACTATTACGGAAGCTGATATATTTATGAGATTAAAATAATTCACCTCACTTCTGCCAATATCCGGTATAATATAGACAGAGGTGTATATGAACGAACTGATCAAACTCGCCAACGCCAAGCTTGATTCTGAAGAGAAGGCTTGTGCTAGGGAGCGAGAAGAAGTGCTTAAGGAACAAAGTATTATGGCCGAAGCCATGTATACAGATTACCAATCTACCTTAAGTTCTATTCTGACTGCTACTTTGAAAAATGAGCTTCAGTTAAACAGAGTGTATCGTTCTGACCAAGCTCCAGATGAATGTCCTTATATGGATTGGAGATTGAAAAATGAAATTATCCCAGGTTCTTTAGTTTGTTTTGGAGAATTTAAGTATGAAAGAGAAGCCGATGGGAAGATTTATGTATTTCCAGTGAGGCTTATTCTGACTAAAGAATATGGGGACTTTAAAATTCTTTTCTGGCTCTACAATTCCTATACAGGTGTGCGAAGAGAAGAATTAAATATAAAAAATAATTTGGAAGAGCAAATCGGTCTGATTCTTTTGGAACGGGCGGGGTGTGTTAATAATCAATTTATTAAAAATCCTGGAACTCCTTTTAGAACAACTGTTGAGTTCCTTGCTTGGGCTTGTTGGACCGCTATGTTGGTTGGTGCAAGCATGGCTTTCTACGCTGTTTGGGGAAGGAATATAATAGAGAATACGTTGAATACCGGGAAGATTATCGCTGAGTACGGATTTTTTGGGAATTTGGTAGTCCTCCCTCTCAGTGTCATTGCATCTCTCATTGAACGAAAAAAGGAGTAAATATATGAAAAGCTGCCTGTTGTCTATCCTTTATACTTTTCTAGCTATGTTCCTGCTAGTTGATTTGGCCCTAGCTATTAAGATAGGTCTGACTGAAGGATGGAAGGCTGGTATTCTAATCGGTATACCAGCCTATATTGGACTCAGCCTCACTGCCCCTTTTATTCTTTTGTTTGCCATTCTTATTCCATTGATGCTTTTAAACAAAATAGAAGAAAAGATCAAACGAAGTAAGAAATATCAATACTAGGAGTCTCATGAAAAAATTTAAGAAGCCTAAGCCAGTAAAGAAAATCCGTAGGTCAGGACGTTGGATCAAGTGGAATAATAAACTTGATCAGTATGGCATTTTGATTGAATTGGCTGATGTGTCTCACCTCAGTAAGAGAGCTTTTTCCACAGGCTATCTCTCTCCAAAAGTCCTTAAAAAATGGCGGAATAAGAGCAAGAAAAGGCTGGATTCTGGCTATTGTAAACGTCCCAATAAATGTGTTTGGTTACCCGCGACTATTTTTAAGAAAGAGATTTTTAGTAAATATTCCCCTCCTAAATTTTGGTGGAGATGTCTGAAATGTGGTTGTGTTACTAATTATGTATGGGAACACGAACTATCTGAGCCTATGCTCAATGCTTATCGAAAACACACTAGAGTTTTTGGTGAAGAGGCAGAGGAACTCATTGAGGAATGAGTATTAGATATATAGGTTCTAAGGAGATTACATGAAGGCGATTTGGGAGTTTGTTATCAGTGGGTTGACTCTCATTGGGGGCGCAATCTTAGCTGGTGCTATTGTTCATACAGTAGTTAAATGTTTTATGCTCGGATGGGGTATTTTATGAAAACTACAGAGAAAGTTGGAAAAGAATTAATCATTCAAATTAATAATGAGTTAATTGCAGCAAGACATAGCTATTATGCTGACGCTAACCCGATCATGGCCGATGTGGAATATGATTCTTTAGAGAAGCAGCTTCGCGGGATGGTTACTGCTATGCCTGAGTTTGTCACTCTAGCTACAGTGCTGACCTCTGTAGGATCTGATTTAACTAATGAGTCCGGTCGCATGAAGCACATCTCCCCAATGCTATCTTTGGAAAATCTTTACTCATTTGATGATGTTAAACTATGGTGCGCTCAGTTTCCAGAAGGGACAGCTTTTGTTGTAGAGCCAAAGATTGATGGTGCCTCCCTGTCTTGCCATTACATTAATCGCCAATTGGTTAAGGCAGTTACTCGCGGTGATGGTCAATATGGAGAAGATGTTACTAAAGTTATGTTGGCCTCTGGAGCCATCCCCGCTACCCTCCCCCAAGAATTCTATCCTGAATCTTTAGTGGAAGTTAGAGGGGAGGTCTTTATGTCTCAAGCTCAATTTGAAAAGATTAATGCTTCGTCAGAAAAGAAATTTGCCTCCCCTCGTAATTTGGCCGCTGGTACTATGAAACTCCAAGATCTTGAACTAGTTAAGTCTAGAGGGTTACAATTTTATCCTTGGCAAGTGGAGGGTATTTCCGATGAATTTTTGACCAAGAAAAATTTATCGGGAGATTTTGCACACCATTCTATTGAGTATTTTTGTCTAACTTCAGGGACTTTCCCTAAACCTTTTGACGCTACTTTCTATACTGCTGACACTTTGATTACAGCGATTGATGGCTATCTTAAAACTTATCGGGATACAGTTCTTCACAAAGGTTGCGGAATTGGGACAGATGGTTATGTGATTAAGCTAGCTTCCGTAAAACTTCGTAAGGAAGCTGGTCTAAAGACAACTACCCCTCGTTGGGCCTTTGCTTGGAAATATCCTTCTCAATTAGTGGAAACTACTTTGGAGGCGGTGACTTGGTATGTTGGTCGCTCTGGAGGGTTAACCCCTGTTGCTTCGGTAACTCCCGTTAATGTTTCGGGAGCTACGGTTAGTAAGATTAATTTGAATAATTTTTCATGGATTACTCAAAAGGGGGTAAAGATTGGAGATAAGGTTGCCATCTCGCGTGGTGGTGAGGTTATTCCTTATCTTAATGAAGTTGTAGCTACTTATCAAACTTCAATTCCTATTTTAGAGCCGACTTCTTGCCCTGCTTGTGGGGAAAACATTACAGTGGAAGCAGATGTTAAATCGGGTATTCTAACTCATTCTTGCACTAATGATAAATGTCCAGGTCGCCTCGCTGCTTACTTAGAATATGTAGCGGGTAGAGATATGTTGGAGATAGACGAACTTGGTCCTGAAACTATCACCCAATTGATTAAAGATGGTTACATTACCAGTCTTCCTGATTTATTCGATTTTTCTAATAGGACTTTAGAAGGAATTCAAGCTAAGGGCGAAGAAATAATTTTGAATAGACTTACAAGAATGGGTTACTCAGGAGTCCTACTTATTAAAATGTGCAAATCTCTAGAAAAAGTTAAGACTAGAGATTGGGATCGTTGGCTAGCTGCATTAGGTATTCCAGGAATTGCTAAATCTCTCTCTAAGTTGCTCTCTACCCACTTCAGACTCGGAGAGAAGGACATGGATATTCTTCCTTCCATTCTTTCAAAAGGAGATTACTCTTTGATTGAAGGAATTGGAGATAAGAAAGAAGCTGAGATTCGTAAAGCACTTCCTCGTATTACAGAAACTTGCAAAGCTCTTTATGAATATGGAGTTCGTCCTAAATCTATTTTAGCACCACAGGCTGATCCATCTAAGTTGCTCCCTCTTGCTGGCTATGCTATATGCATTACAGGAGAGTTCCCTACTGAACGAGATCCTCTTTCCAAGATGCTCACTTCTTTAGGCGCACAGATGAAGAGTGGGGTTAGTAAAAAACTTACTCATTTGTTAGTTGGAGAGGGAGCGGGGCAATCAAAATTAGCTAAGGCCAGAGAGTTGAATATACCACTTCTTCATCAAGATTGGCTGGAAAAAATATTGACTGCTAATGGTATGGTTATGGAAAAAACCGAAGGGAAGTTTGAAACAGAATGGGATGATTTATAATTTTAACAGTAATAACATTTATAGGAGGCCAATGATGGCACTTACGGAAGAAATGAAGCAACGCCTTAAAAATAACATTCTTTTTAGGGATGACAAGGAAGCGGTGGGGGCCATTACGCTACTTGTCAAAAATGAGCCAAATAAAGAAGCCGCAGAGGAATTAGTTTTGGCTCTTGAAGATTTACTTAAGGAATTATAATATGGCGACATTACATTTAGCTCAATCTGCCTCGACTTCTCTCAGAGGATGGTTCTGCCCAAAAGGCACTGTGGGTGTTAGAGCCGAACATATTACTTCTGTAAAGGTTGCTCCAACTTCTGCTCATTTTATTCTTACGGTTGAATCATTAGGAGGAAAACAAGAATTTCGTTTTACGACTTTAGAACTCTTGAATGAAGCCCTTTCCCTTCTTCACCTAGAAATGACGGATTTGGATTAAGGATAACTCAGGAGTCTACAAATGGCTGTTACTATTACGTCTTTTACTGCTGGCTCATCTAGCATATCTATTGGTTCTTCTACCACTATTACTCCAGTTTTTTCAGGCGGTGTTGGTTGTATTTTGATTGGAGTCACTGGATCTCGTCAAGTTCAGCAAACTCTACCTGTTTCCAGCGGGGAAGTTATCTCTATTACTCCAACAATTTCAACCACTTATGTCTTGACTGTCACAGATCCTGATGGGTCAGGAACTCTAACTGCTTCCCTTCCTATAACTGTAGTGATCCCAACTGCTAGGAAATTAAGTGTAACTACTGGCTCTGGCGTTGTTGATTCAGGCTCCAGCACTTATTTCTGTAATGGCCCTGTTTTCTCAATTAATGTTTCAGTTGATCCAGCGTCCTTAGCTAATAATATTGCTCAAGTTAATGAGAGTACAATTAGATACCAAATAATTTTTAACAATAATTTAGCCGATGGCCCTATATACATTGTAGGTATAACTAATTTGAACTTGGTTCTCGCTACTTTTGGGTTAACTTGGTCCTAAGTTCTTTCTTTTCATACTCCTTAAAATTAATAAATTTAAGGTAGGAGTAATTCTAGTTTAAATTTGTCCATTTTACGAGTAATAAAGATTAAAGGAGTTAAATTAAGATGAGTTCTATCGAAATTAGAAATTTTTTAGGCTTACACGATAGCGAAAAACGTATTTATTATATTGATAGCACCCACGTTTCTCAAGAAGAATTTGAGTTTTGTGTGGTGCTTCATAATATTCTATGGGGTGATAAGGGAATGGTTCAAACTCTTGGTCCCACATGGAATATGATTATGGACCCACGTTTTGAAACTCTTGAAAATTATTTTATTGAAAATAGGCAAGCAGTTTTTGGAGGGGATGCCAGATTAGGCAAACAATACATTGACGGATCTTCTATTCTTAGTTCCTCTATGTCAGAACTAGAGACTTATTCTGAAATTTTAGGGGAAGGTCGCTATTTTCATGGAATTGTCTCTGATGCTGGATTAGACCCAAAAAGCTTTAAAGACCAATCGGAAGAAGTTATTTGGAAGTTCATTCGTCAAGAATGTCCTAATTATTTTGATAATAAAGAAGGGCTACCTAATAAGAGAGCGCAACGACTGTTTTATCTTTTCAAAGCAGATCTTCTTGGATTAATCGATGATTTTGCCGAAATAGCTTTGGTTCAAGAGTGGATACACCTTGAAACAGGGGAAAAAGCCGATCCTACTAATATGACAAATATTGAAACTGCCCCTATTGTTTATGCTGAAGTTGATATGCTAGAAAGAGCCTTAACTTTCCGCTCTTCATTGAAAGTGACTGCGGCTAAAATTTTAGAAAAGACTGGATTAAAAGATCAATTAGAAAGAAATTATCAATTGACTGATTGGGAGGTTGACCATATCCTTAAACTCCTTTATTCAACACCTTTTGATAAACTCTATACCGCAACAACAAGTATAATGAATTATGCGAGACAGCAATGTCAGATTCCTTTTGAAAAGAGATTAGAGAAAGAGCTTAATATTCTCTCTACAGCATCTAAGGCTACTATTTCACTTTTAAAAGATGGCTCTCTATTACCCTTAACAGTAACAGAAGAAGAAGAAGTTGACAGAGAACTCACCATAGAAGAAAAACAAATTGTAGCTTTAAAGCGCAACCCATTTCGTCTAGAATTATTTACTATCTATGTGGAAGCTGAACAGCATAACGATCAAGCCACCATGGAACTTATCCAACCTTATTTGGATGATCTTGACAATGAAATAACCGAAGAAATAGTAGTTCGTATAAAAAATGCTACTCGTTTTAATCGCACCGGCTCTATTGCTAGAGATATCCTGAATACCTGAAATTTTTTTTAAAAAAGGAAGGAATGCCTTATGACAAATATATTTACTTTTGGATCTAACGAGATAGGACGCCACGGAGCGGGTGCCGCTAAGTATGCTGTGGACCATCATGGTGCTATTTTTGGGAAGGGAAACGGGATGCAAGGCTCTAGTTATGGTATCCCAACTAAAGATGGGAATCTAAAACCCCTTCCTCTCAATTCTATTAAAGAGTATGTTAGGCAGTTTATTCAATTTGCCCGAAGAAGTCAAAATCTTACATTTGATGTAACTAGAATCGGGTGTGGACTTGCGGGTTACACTGATGAACAAATAGCCCCGATGTTCCTCAATGCACCTAAAAATTGCCACTTTCCCCTGGAGTGGAAGTCAATTTTGGGTGAGGATTTTCAGTATCATGAATTAAGAGGGTAAAGTCATATCTTCACTTTTTGACTTTTAAGTTCTTATGTGGGCGTAGGTGTGCCCACTTTCACCGGGAGTGTAGATGACAGATCCTAAGGAAAAGAAGTTAGCCATGAGCGAAGTGGCGTTATTATCAGAAAAAGCCAAGAAGTATGACCCCTTGGCTACGGAAGCAGAGGTAGTAGCAGATATTCGCAGAGTGCAGGAAGATTACCCGACTAAGCATATTACTCGTAATTTCTATCGTATTTATGGTAAGTACTCTGATGGCACTTGGAACAAATATTTTGGTACATGGTTAGAGGCGAGAAGGCAAGCAGGGCTGGAACTCAATCGCTTCCAGCATGGAGTTGAACGTGATGTGGCTAAACATGCCCATCTAGATTTATATCGTCAATTTCAAAAAGATGAAATTGATCCTTGGGTTGGTAACTATACGCTTCCCCCCGAAAACGGGGAGCGTTTTAAGAAAATCTTAATTTGCTCAGACCTTCATGATAAGCAGCTAGATCCCTTCTGTTGGTCAGTTTTTCTTGATACCGCCGCCAGAGTCCAGCCAGATGTTATTGTTTTAGCAGGGGATGTTTATGATGAGGCAGAGTTCTCCAGATTTGATCAAGATCCTCGTCAATATAGCATCAAGGAAGCCTCTGATTTTGTTAAAGAAAAGATTTTTAAGCCCTTGAGAGAAGTTTGCCCAACTACTCAAATTGACTTTATTATTGGCAACCATGATCTCCGCATCCTTAAATATCTAGCTAATAAATGTGCTAATATGAGGGTATTGCTATCTGATGTTATGGATCTTACTCTAGAAGATCTCCTTGGGTTGAAGGAATTCAACATCAAGCTAGTTTCTAGATTTGATCTAAGTGCCTTTACCCCTGCTGAAAAGAGGTCTGAGATCAAGACCAACTATAAAATTTACTACAATTCACTAGTAGTAGACCACCATGGCCTCCAAACTTTTGGCCTCTCAGTTTGCTACGGGCATACTCACAGGACTAAGATGGACTCCAGTGCCAATCTAATCGTTGGCCCCATTCATGCGGTGAATATGGGTTGCATGGCAAAGATTGACTTTGAGTATCAAGAACGTATGAACAAGTCTCACCAATCTTTCTGTCTTTGGCATATTGATACTAAAACCAAACAATGCCAACCCGAACATTTCATTTTCACTGATGAAATGATCTGTGTGGCAGGTAAATTCTATACTAGAGGCTGACATGACTTGCGTTGTAGGAATAGCTCTTAATGGTAAAATATATATGGGGGCAGATTCTTGCTCCTCTGATGTGTCTGAAAAATATGGAAGAAAAGATGCTAAAGTGTTTGAATCCCATGATATGCTTTTAGGGTATAGCGGCTCATGGAGATTTGGTAACCTTTTTCGTTTTAAATTTGATCCTCCCGCTCAAAGATCTGACAAAGAAGATTTTGAGTTTTTAGTCACAGATTGGGTGGATGCTCTCAGAACTGTATGTAAGAGTGAGGGGTACACTAAAATAGAAGATAATGAAGAATCTTTCGATGGAAGTGCTTTAATCGGCTATAAAGGTAAGCTGTACGTTTTAGAGGGCGATTGGAATATTGGAGAACCCAATATGGACTACGCTGCTATTGGTTCCGGTTCCGCTGTGGCATTAGGGGCCTTATATGCTTCTGTTAAAGCATCAAAGTCTATGACTCCCAAGGCTAGAATCGAAGCCGCTCTTGAAGCCGCCTCAGAATATGCTGTAGGAGTAGCCCCTCCTTTTGTTTTTTTAAGCAAGTGAAAATAGTTTACTACAAACTCCTTCATTTTCGGTATAATACCTATGAGGGAGTTTATATATGAGTGTTTTTCTAACATCAGATCTCCATTTCGGCCATGAACGCATAATTGAGATGTGTGATCGTCCTTTTGGCTCCGTGGATGAAATGAACGAAGCTCTGATTGCCAATCATAATAATCTCGTTAATCCTATGGATACCGTATATTTCCTGGGTGATGTAGCTATGGGTAAGATTGCTGATTCCCTTCCTTTAGTTGATAGGATGAATGGGGTTAAGATCCTTATCGCTGGTAATCATGATCGCTGCTCTCCTTACTATAAGCATAAGCGAGAGGATATTCGGGAGACTTGGTATCAAGAGTACCGTAAGTATTTCTCTCTAATTATACCTAGTATTGAGCTTATGCTTGGTCCTCATGGGCAATCGATTCTTTTACACCATTTCCCTTATGCCGATCCTTCCTACAAAGATCATTCTTATGAAGGGCGTTATCAAGAGTTTCAGCCTGAGAACAATAATCTTTGGTTACTTCATGGTCATGTTCATACTGGTTGGAAGATTAAGGGAAAACAAATCAATTGTGGAGTTGATGTTTGGAACTTCTGTCCGGTAGAGATTGCAGCCGTTCAGCAGCTTATGCTAGAGCAATCACAGGAGGTTCAAAATGAGCAAGAAAGCTAAGAAGGAAGTCAAACCAGTTGAAACATTTGTTAAGCCAGATGCGCGAGATGAGTATGATGATTCTGGCAGTAAGCGAAAGAAGTCAGAGTATCGTTCAGGTTGCGTGAATTTCCCAGTAGAAGGTGAAGTCTTTCTTGGTGGGATTGATTACAAGAATGAAGCCACAGGTGGAATGTATGTCCAGCTTGTAGCGATTGAGAAACGTTCTTCCATTGAAAATTGGTGGGAAGACATGTTTGTAGTTTGTTTTGGTGGTGGTAATACTTCTCTTGAATATCAGGAGGGAATGGCTGGAACAGATACTTTGAAGGATGAATGGGTTCCCTATTACCCCCAACTTGATGCTGAATGGGAAGAGATGACCGCTGATAAGGCTTTTGCCACCAAGTATTTTTTCCCAAATTTTTATGACAAGGGGAAGCCTCGTAATGTGCGAGAACGTAGCGTTCCTCTGCTGGCTTCTGTGATTTTAGGCTCATCTGGTGGGACATGGTGTAAGGGTGAACGAGATTACTTCCGTTGCACTTATGATGACCTCACAGATGAAGGTAAGGCCATTTATGACTCTTTCAAAAAGTTATATGGTGAGAAGGCTGAACTTCATCTAATTACTTGGATCGATGAGGGTTAATGATGAATGTCTGTTTTAAGCTTATTGAAGTTGGGGGTTTCATTGCCTCTATTGAAGGAATGAGATTTCCCACTAAATCTATTGGTGATTCTCAACTTTCGCATGAACGACTTCCTAAAGAGCCGGGTATTTTTCTTGGACCTAAGGATATTAAGCTGGCTACTAGTCTGATTAAGCAAGGACCAGTTCATGCCAAGTTTCAACGTGGTATTACAGCTTGGTTCAACATCAATATGCCAAGAAGTATATGGTCTGAATTAGACACTTATTCAGTGGGTGTTGATATGATTTCATCCGAATCCACTATGTATACTTTAGTTAAAGAATGCAAACAAATTAAGTCCACTATGTTCGTGGACTATACTCCTAGTTTTGTGGTGGATCAGTTTGAGGATGCTGTGAATTCTTTAACGACTGAGTATGGTTCTCGACAGGCCATTCCAATTGAAGTTCTTAAATCTTGCCTTCCTGAAGGTTGGCTCCAGGCTCGTAATCGCGGATTCAGCTATCAAGCTTTAGCCTCAATGTACAATTATCGAAAAGATCATAGAATGCCTGAGTGGCGAGAAGTCATTTGCCCCGCCATTGAAAAACTTCCTTATTTTAAAGAATTAATTCTTGGTATTTATCCAGAAAATTAGTATAATATGAATAGAGTGATACTCTCATCTGCTAAAGGAGCAACAACGATGTCACACCCCTTTCTGGTTTCTTCTCAATCATGGGGGACCAGATACCAAACCGCCCTTAATAATTTACTGGCAACCTGGGCCGAAGCTTTAAAGTCTTTTGAGGGGAATAGAATTGATATGGATCTATTCACTCAGGAGTTCATGAAGAAACCGTGTAACCGTCCCCTCATTAGAACCTTCATCTATAACATCAAAAATGATATGGAAGAGGTGGATGTGGAGGATATGCTAATTGAAATTGGCAAAAAGGAAAAGGGAGTGAAGGATCATGACTAAAACCGTAGTCATCTCTGCCTTCCCCGGCATTGGAAAAACTTATTACCAGCAACATTCTGATTTAAAAGTCCTGGATTCTGACTCAAGTGGCTATTCTTGGGCTATTATTGATGGAGTAAAATCTAGGAACCCCGATTTTCCAATGAATTATGTTGAACATATCAAGGAAAATATCGGGAAAGTAGATGTGATTTTGGTGTCTTCTCACAAGGAAGTCCGTAAGGCTCTGGTGAAAGCCAATATTCCTTATGTTATAGTATATCCAGCATCCTCATTAAAAAATGAATATCTCAATCGCTATAAGAAACGTGGTAATGACGAAGGCTTCATTGATATGATGAAGAAAAATTACAGTTCCTTTATCTCTGAAATTGAAAAAGAAAATGGATATAGCAAGGTCAGGCTTCATGATGATGAAGCTTATCTTACGGATATTATTGATACTATCTTCGCTAAAGAAACAGAGGCGACTAAACCTTACTCTCTTGCTATTTTAGCTTAAGCTTTGATGATTCTGTATTTGGAAATGTGGATTTCCCCAACGGCTGACCCTTTGGGTTTAGACAGATCCCCAGCCTTTCCTAAGACAACTTTAACTCCTGCCTGTCCCTTTGCCTTGGAGTTTTCTACAGCGGCTCTTACGGCCTCCTGTAGCACTTCAGAGGGTATTTCAGATAAGTTCTCAGGGTTCCTAATGACAATATGGCTACCTGGGCAATCTGCGGTATGAAGCCACCAATCATTTGGTTGTGCAATCTCCATAGACAAAATATCATTATCAGCGGCTGATCTTCCAATTAGGATAGTGAAGCCGTTGAATTCTTTAGTTTTGTATGGGGCTTTAGCTGTGAGAAAGTGGGAATGAAAATTCATATAACCCTCAATAGAATAGTTAGAAAGTCAAAATAAAGTTGCCTCAAATTGTGACCATATTGGTATAATAGTATAGGAGGTTAGAAATGAACAAGACAATTTCTATCCATCCGGTGCCAGAGCTTATTTCTCAACCCGATGGATATTCGTGCGGAGCAACAGCCGCTAAGATGATGCTTAATGTATATGCTCCAGCTAATGACCTTACGTTAGAAGAGGTCAAGCAGCTT